ATCATTTAGAAAAATGAGTAGAATTATGGGATATGGTTTTCTAGGTATGGGTATTATATTACTAATATTGATTATATGGGTATAACAATAAATTACAATTTTTAAAGGAGATATATTATGGGAGAATTTATAATACAAATAATAATAGGTTTAATTATAATAATTATAGGGATATTGAATATGAAAGGAAACATATCTTTACTACATTCTTATCATAGAAAAAGAGTAAAAAAAGAAGATATAATACCTTTTGGAAAAAAAGTAGGAATAGGAAACATAATCATTGGAATTACAATAATACTAGCAGGCGTATTCACAATTTTAAATTATACTCATATAAGTAATGTAGTATTAAGCATAGGAATTACAATGGGAATTACTATAATATTTTATGCAATGTTTAGATATAATAAGGGAATATTTTAAAATTACAAATTACAATTTATTAGTGAGATTGGTTTGGAATATAACTAGTCTTTTTATTTTGAAAGAAAGAATAATAACAAATATCACAGGGCGATGATTTTGTCATACATAATATAATAATATAAAGAATTAATATAATAAGAATATAAATAATAATTTAAATTAATATAAATATTTATATTAAAAAACAAGTATTAAGTTGTTACTTTACTTGTTTTAAAAATATTTTTATATAGCTGTGTTCCATCTGTACTTCTTATATTTGAAAAAATAATAGTAATTACTCCGAGTTCTAATTTGTTACTTTTAAATTTATCATTATCTTTTATAGGTATTATTTTTATTAAATCTCTCCAAGTTTTACCTAAAATATGTAGATGTTTGTAATTTTTTTTGTGGCTTTTACCTTCTAAATCTTTAAATGATATTTTGCTTTTAAAAGTATTTACATAAACGTCATCATTATGTATTTATTATTCTTAATAACTATAATATGTGGCATAACATAAGCAACATTTGTACCTGTAATATTTTTAATTGAATCATTACTTATAATTGGAGTAGTATTGTAAATCTTCAAATCATTTCAATTTTTCTTTTTAATTTATCGCTTATTTTTAATTCTTTTGTTTCTATATTTAACATAAAAAGGCTCCTTTACATAATAAAAAAACTAACTATTTCTAGTTAGCATTTATTACTCTCAGAAGTTAATTTTCTGAGTTTCCTATCAATCTGGAGCCAATGTCGTAGGTATCTATAACTTTTTTCCAATATACGAATTGATACATAAATATCAATCATTGCTAATAGTTTAATATAAAAAAGAGTATTTGTATCATAAATTTAATATTTATATGTTAAAATAGTACATTAAGAGGTGATCTTGATGATAAACATATCTTATGATACTTGGAACGAAGCATGCATATTTATAAAAGATTATTCAAAGAAATATGGAAAGTTTTATATGCAATTATATCCTTTTTATAAATTTAATAATCTAAGTAATATATCGTCTGAAGTTTTTTTTGATTCTTATGTCAAAAATGGTGCTATATTTGCAAAATATGATAATTTTGATAAAATTGATAATTATTGTAGAAAAAGTGATGGAAGTTATAGAAAAAGATTTTTATTAACTCCAATTATGTATATATATTATATTGCGATTGGATTGCATATTTCAAAAAAATATAATCAAAAAAGAAATAAAGAAATCTATGTCAAATATGGTGGAGAATTTGAAAATGGAAATTTACATTACAGAAATAGTTATAGTCAATTTGTCAGATATGTAAATGATGCATCTTTGGAATACAATTATTATTATAAGCTAGATATATCAGATTATTTTAATAAAATAGACATTAAGTTACTAACAAAACTATTATCATCATCTTTTCAATTCAATCAAAAAGAACAAATGGTATTTAAAGAATTCATGAAATGGTGTGGAGAAGGTAGTTTTCCTCAAACAGAATGTGGTGTAACTTCATCTTATTTAGCAACAATAGTATATTTTGATATTATTGATAATAGATTGTTTAATTTATTATCTAAAGATGAAAAAATAAAAAAATTTAAAATATGCAGATATGTTGATGATTTATATATTCTGATAAATATTGATGGTAGAATTAATTCTGATAAAATTGAAAATAAAATATCATCAATTTATGAGAATTTAATTTATGAGTACAATTTAACTATAAACAGAAAAAAAAGTAATTTTAACAAAATAGAAAATATTTTTTCAGATTTAAAAAGTTTTTCTATATTAGAAGACTATCAAGATGGAATAAATATCCCACTAGAATATAAAAATCATTTATCAAATTTTTTAAAAGACCTTATTAAATATGCTCGAAATGGAAGTATTAACTATTTGAAATATATCGAATTAATTAATAAATACTTTGAAAATCCCGAATCAATATATCACGCGGGACAAATATTATATATTTTAGTGTATAAAAATATTTCTTGGTTAAAAGAAACTAGGTTAATAAATAAAATAACTAAAATCATAGATTCAGATTTTTATATTTTATCATTAGATCCAAGAAGATTAGTGTCTTTAATTGTTAATACTCATGATTCAAATATCATAAATAAATTTTTAAATAAATTATATTGTTGTGCCGAAGAAGGAAATTGGCTAATTTCACATAATTTTATGGCTTTTCAATACTTATTATATAGAAATTTTGCGTCTACTAAATTACTAAATAAAATGAATAAATTTTGCCCTAAAATTGTAGATTTTATTTTTAAATATTATAAGAATGATTGGAGAAAAAACATTATTGATTCAAATTTAAAATTACAAGTTCAAAAACTTAAATATGAAAAGACTCCAATAAGTTTTTTTAAATTCTTAGAGATTATTTCTATCAAGAATGGAAATATTTTGCAAGCTCAAGCTTATAATAAAAATTATTTTGATTCAATTACTAAAAATATAGAATTAATAAATGGCTATTCCAAAAATATAGATAAGGTTAATTACAAAAAAGATGACTTAAAAAATATATATGTCTATAAATTGAAAATATCTAAGGAAATGTGGACTTTAATTAATAATTTATGTAATAGAAGAAATAAAAATCCCTTATGTCATGCAAGTTGTAATGTGTTTTCTAGTAGACATGATTTATCTGTATCTATTAATAATGATGTATCAGAAATTAATGCCTTAGTTGATACGATTATTAAAAAATATATTTAAAATGCTATAAAAAAATAATCGAATTATTATTTATTTCGATTATCTATTAAAAAATCATCTAATTTTTTATTTAATATGATAGATATTTTGTAAAGAAGTGCTAACGAGCAGTTCTTTTTTGTATCATTTGGTGATTCTATTCTTTTTAAATATTCTGGTGAAACATCTAAAATTTCGGCTAAATCCATAAGTCTAACGCCTTTTTCTTTTCTATATACTTTGATATTGTTGCAAATAATTGCTTTAAATTCAGGATTAAAATTACTATATTTTTCAATCATTTGCATCACCTTAATAATATTGTGGCATAAATAAAGAAATAAATAAGTAAACTTTTTGTCCTAAAAATAATAAAAATTTAAAAATATATGGTATAATTTTTCTATAAGGAGGAGAAAGATTATGCGTTGTAGTAAGTGTTCTAGTAATAATGTTACTATTCAAGTCGTAAATGAGCAAAAGTTAGTAACAAAACATCATGGAATAATATGGTGGTTATGTATTGGTTGGTGGTGGATTTTCGTTAAATGGTTAGTTTTAACGATTCCGGCTTTAATTTTTTCAATATTTGTTGGAAAACGTAAAAAAATAAAAAATATACAAAAGAAGGTTGCAGTATGTCAAAATTGTGGACATACATGGAGTATTTAATTGGAGGATCACATGAAAGAAAAAATTAAGGAATTGTCAAAAAAATGGTGGTTTTGGGCTATTGTCATAATAGTTGTTCTTATGGCTTTTTCAGGTATGGGTGACAATGAAGAAAAAAATACAAATACTGATAATAATGTTAAAGAGCAAACTCAAGAAACAAAGCCAAATAAATTTTTAGAAGGAACAAATTCGGATGACTTTGTAGAAATATTAAAAAGTGTTACTGGTATCGAAAATATAGATGGTGTGATATCAGATGATTTAATTACTTACACCTCTGAAAACAGCAAATATAGTATAAAGATGATTGCTAATAAAGATACAAAAGAAATTTGTTATGTCAAAATTATTTCACTAACAAGTGAAGATGCTACTAATGTTTTTATGTCATTGAATAGAATAAACTATAAAACTGAAAATAACGCTAATTACACAGGTTGGCTTGTAGATAATATTGGCAAAGAATCAACAACCAAAATTGGCGAAGCTAGTTTTATATTAAGTCTAGATACAAACAATCATTTTGTTTTAGAAATGAAAACAGATGATAGTGATAATTATATTAACAATTAAATTTAAGTAATTAAAAAGAATTGTCGATAAACAATTCTTTTTTTGAACATGTTTTTTTTAAATTCATATTATTTCAACTATAATTAAAAACAAGAAACATTATATTATTGATAATTGCTTTGTAAAACAAAAAAATCAATCTTTCGATTGATTCTATATATCAAGTTCAAACTAAATAGTTCGAACAGATTCGTCAATGGAGCAGGTGAGGAGAATCGAATTATATTAAAATATTTTCACTTGAAAAGCCTTTTAATACAAGGAATTAACAAAATGAATAATATTTTTGGTCTTGTTTTTGGTCTTGTTTTGAGTTATGTTTAATTCTAAAATTTAAAATTTTCAATAACAATTTTATCTTTAATCTTATTTATTAAACTATATTTTGCGTCTGGATATAAGTGTCCATATATATCCCAAGTGATTGATATGTTTTCGTGTCCCATGTAATCGCTTAGTATCTGTATTTCAACATTATTATTTATACAAAATGATGCAAATGAATGCCTATAGTCGTGAATACGAATTAATTTATCCTCGTCTAAACCTATAGATTTTAGATTTCTATCACTCTTTTTCTTTAATGTTGTTAAGGCGATATGGTGCAAGAAAATAAAACCATCATCAAATGAATTATTTTCGATTAGCGATTTTAATAATCTTATTATATTTTCGCTTACGGGTATGATTCGATTTGACTTGTTAGTTTTTGGTGGAGTGGGAACCTTTGATATTTTTGGATTTACAGTTTTGTTTATACTAATTGTATTATTTTTAAAATCAATGTCTTCAATTTTTAATGCCAACATCTCACCTCTACGTAATCCACAATAAAACATTAAATTGAATGCAACGAAATAGAAATAATTTTTCTCGTTTTTAATGGCGTTTTTAAATTGCTCATCGGTTATTATTTTCATTTCTTTTTTTTGAGAACCTTTCACATCTTTGAAGTTTCCCTCTATTCGAACTACATTTTTTTCTAGATTATAATATTTACATCCAAAATTAAGAATCGCAGAGAAGGTGGAATATATTCCTTTCAAATAATGTAATGCATATCCTTTTTTCTTGAGCTCGTTTTTCCATTCTAGTATATCTTTGGTGGTTAGTCTTTGAATCATATATGACCCTAATTTTGGTTTTATAAAAAGTCTATAATTATCACGATTTTTCAGGTATGTTGATTCCTTCCAATTGATTTTTGAATTTTCTAAATAATGCTTTGCTAATTCGTGTAATAAAATCTTGTCATTTTTATCACTACAGACATTATTCTTAAGTCGTATTTCTTCTCTTTGCGCTTCATCATAACCACTTCTACCTAACCATGTCTTATTATGTCTTGTTATTTGCTTTCTCTTTCCGTCGGAATTTTCTACATAAGTTCTTATATAATAGACTGTCTTTCCATTTATTTTCTTTTCAACATTTTTACCATTTTTATCTTTAATCATTTCTGCGTAAACTGGCATAACAATTTCTCCTTTCAAATTGGGATATATATTAACACAATTATTTTTTTTATGTCAAATATCAAACAAATGTTTGAAATATTTATAAAATAATTATATAATAGTATTACATGAATATCAAGAATAAATAAAAAAACGTCCATTCGTTGATTATATTGTCCATTCATCGAAAAGAAAAATAATGATATCGTGTTTGTAGTATTATTAAAAAGTAATGAATAGGAGAGTACAATATGAACATTATTAATTTATATTTTATGTTAGAAAAAAGTGATTTATTAGAGAATTTTGTGTTATTTATAAAAAATAAAAAAGGTACTAATTAATAGTGCCTTTTTAAAATTGTTAAATTAATGTTATTTTTTTCCTTTTAACATTGCTACAATCTTCATAGCTTTTTCAAAATCTTCTTTGGACATATCGTCCATATCATAATCCCACATTCCGGCTTCTTTAAGGGCTACCTTTAATTTTTTCATATTATCAGCATCTTCTTGGCCAAAATTAAGCAAGTAGTCTATTGTGACACCAAAATATTGAGCAATTTTAGTAAGCATATCAAAAGTTGGTGTTGCTTTCCCGGTTTCCCAATTTGATATAGAGCTTTTTCCTACTTCAAGAATTTCACTTAATTCTTCTTGACTTAGATTTTTAGAAATTCTTAACTCTTTTAATTTATCTCCAAACAGATGAATCACCATCCTTTTTAACTTTTATATATACGTAGTATATATAAATTATATCATATTCTGTATAATTTTACTATTAAAATTAAAATCAAAAGTAAAAAAATGAACAAAATAGTAAAAAAATGAACAAATATAATTGACTTGTTCATTTTGTTATGATACTATGTATGTGTAAGGTAGCAAGAAAAGCATCTTACAAACGATAAAGTGGTACTTGACAGAGTACAAAAAAAGAATTAAGTTCAATTTTTCGACGACCGAACTTAATCCTAAAACAAAATTTGAACCGGAGTTTTTCAATTTTGACCTTTTTTCCTTTGGAATTTTGGCCTTATTTTGAAAACCTCATTTCAATTACCACTTATCACAAATGGATAAAAACACATTTGCGTTAAGTAGTACTTGAATTGTACTACAAGCGCCTTGAAAAGTCAATATTACTTGCTTCATGGTGTTTTTATTATACAAAAATATAAGAAAGGAGGATAATATGCAAACCTTAAAAAAGGTTGATGCAAAATTCTGGCATGAACTAGGATTACAACTTCGAAAAGAAAGAAAACGTCAAGGACTAAAAATTTATGAAGTTGCAAAAAAAATGGGATATTCGAGGTCTTTGGTAAATCATTGGGAGCTTGGATATAGCAAAATGAATGCTAAGCAATACAAAGCATATTGCAATGTTTTAAACATAATGCCAAAGATTAATGTTCATGTTGTGATTGATAATTAATATGTATCGATGTTTAAATTGTAAAAAGACGTTTGACAAACCATTATTGTATGAGACAACATATGAAAAATATTTTGGCGTTGTTAGTGAATTTGATAGTTATACAAATATGCAATATGAAGTTTGCCCATACTGTGAAAATGAAGAATTTTACAAAGTCGAAAGGAGAGTTAAATATGAAAAGGAAAATAATAACTATAACAAAAAATATGATTTTTCAAGAAATAGAAAATTTTGAAAATTATATTTGGAAAAATAATAAGTTAATTCCTGTTGAAATGATTGAAGGTGAATAAATGGAACAACCAAATTATTACGCGGTAATACCTGCAAACGTTAGATATGATAGTGGATTAACACCAAATGCTAAATTGCTTTATGGGGAAATATCAGCATTAGCACAAAAAGATGGTGTGTGTTATGCCACTAATAAATATTTTGCAGAACTATATAATGTTTCACAAGTGAGTATATCTAAATGGATAAATTCGCTTGTATATAAAAAGTATATTAATTTTAAAATTATTTATAAAGAAGGTACTAAAGAAATCTTAAATAGGTATTTAACTTTAGTTTATGACCCTATTAAAGAAAACTTAAAGGATAATAATACAAGTAATAATATAAAAGAAATAAATAATAATAAATTATTATTTACAAAGAAAAAATTCATTAAACCAACTTTAGAAGAGGTTAGACAATATTGCCTTGAAAGAAAAAATAAAATTGATGCTGAAAAATTTATTGATTATTACGAATCTAATGGATGGAAAGTTGGACGTAATTCTATGAAAGATTGGAAAGCTGCTATTAGGACTTGGGAAAGCAATGCAAAAGAAAAACAAACGAACGCGAAATCTTATCAAGAAAGACGTATTGCACAACAAGAAAAAGCAGGAGAAGAATTTTTAAGAGGTAATTAATGACTAGGGAAGAAGTTAAATCGATCGTAGATAAAATTCAAGTTTATAGACAAACCTTTTTAATTACTAATAACGTTTACCAAGAATGGAATAGAATTTTAGAACCATATGATTATGGTGATGTTAATAATAAACTTAATGAATTTTTTAAAAATGGTGATAACTTTGGAAGATATCCTGATGCTTATCAATTAACAAAGCATTTAATGAAAGCTACCGAAAAGTTAAAAAATAAAGGTATGAAAATTGCTTGCAAAAATTGTAATAGATTTTTATCTATTGAAGAATATGATACACATTTTGACAAATGTAACTCAATCAACTATTTGAAAAGAAATTATAAAAAGTATTATGGCAAAGTTTTATCTTCTAAAGAATTATGGGCGCTTAGCAATGAAAAATTTTGGGAATTATATTGGAAATTTAACGAACAAATAGTTTCAAAAATTCAAAAAGATGATGAAAAAGAAGTTCTGATGAAAGCTATTGAAGAACACAAAAAATATAGTGAAGGGAAATTTTAATTATGATTCAATATATTGATTTGTCTGATTGGAAGAAAATGAAAGACATAAAAATTGAATTGCACCGTGAATACGGAATTAACATTAGTAAAGACGGTCGTGAATGGCGCAATGAAGTAAAAAAATGGAATAAACGTTGGCGAACTGGAGAAGTGCCATATTATATTACTCATTCTAATTCAAAAGGCTATAAAGCAACTACTGACTATAATGAGGCTAAGATTGCTAGAAACGATATGATTTCAAGAGGTAAATCTTGTTTTGAAAGTGTTAGAGATTGTGACGAGGGTTTTGAAAGAAAGAATAACTTTAAAATAGATTTTGAAACAGGTGATATTATATGAAACAAAAAATAAAACGTTTTTTTGATTATTCAATATTACTTGTTAAATATAATACTTCAAAGTTTGAAATAAAAAAACTAAAAACGAAATGTGAAGAGTTAGAAAGAATGTTGGCCACTGAAATTGAAACACGAAAGTCAGAAACATTAAGAGTTAAACATTTTAGAAGTGCATATAGAAAAAAATTAAATGAATACGAAGAGTTAACCAAAAAAACAATGAAGGGAAGTGTTAATAATGGGACGATTAAAAAGCTTTAGCAAAGTTAATAGTTATATAACTTGCCCTTATCAGCATTACTTGAGATATACCGAAAAATGGTATCCAAAACAAAAATCTAGAGCATTGTCTGTCGGAAGTGCTATACATGAATGCTGTGAATATTACAGGAAGAATAAAATAGATGAGTTTAATTTTGACCAAACAAATGAAATTGATTTACGAAAATGGTTTGAGTTATATAAAAAGTATTCAAAAATTCAAGAAGAATATGATTTTGTATTTATAGAAAAAACTTTTAAATGTAAAGGATTTATAGGTATTCTTGATGGATTAGTGAAAAATAAAAAAACTGGTAAATTATGGATCTATGAGATGAAAACATTTAGTAAAATGCCTAATGAATTTGACAGAATGTTTAGACCACAACCATATGTGTATTATCAACAGTTAAAAAATAAAGGCATTCAAGTAGAAGGTGTTGTTTGGGAATATGTTAGAAGTGAATTACCAAAAGAACCAGCACTATTGAAAAATGGAAAATTATCAAGTGTTATGACACAAAATATAATTCCTGACACAATAATTGAAGCTTGTAATAGATATGGATTAAATGTTGCTGATTATAGTGATTTGCTAGAACGAAGCAAAATAAATGTATCAAATTATTTTGATGTAAAAGAAAGATATATTGTTCCAGAAGTTGCAGAAAAAATGTTTAATGAATTTAATTCGGTTAGAGTAAATGGCAAAAACAAAAAGAAGCATATTAACAGTTTGACCTGTAAAAGCTGTAGTTATAAAGACGTTTGCTTATGTGAATTAACTGGTGCTGATGAACAATTTATTCTTGAAGAAAACTTTGAAAGGAGAAGAAAATGAAAATACAATTAATTAAAACTAAAGATAAATATTTATATAAATTTGTTGGTTATTGTTACATCAGCGACCATTTAATGAATGGAAAAGAAATACAAGAAACATTCAATAATAATTGGTATGTTATTAATGAATATCCAAATTTATTACAAGAAAAAGAAACTATCAAAATTAATGAAAGATGGACTTTAAAAAACAAAGATTTATACAATGAAACAATTCCATTAATTGTGGATGAACATTCAAAAGAAAAATATAAAAATTTGGTTGATAGTGATTTATACGAATATACATATGAAGAAAAAGAAATTTACAAAAAGGTTGAATTGGAAATAGAAGAACTAGGTGAAATAGATGACGATATTCCATTTGAACACAAAGAAATATTACAAACTGAATTTGGGTGGTATTCAAGAGGTAAAAAAGAAGTTTATTTAATAAATGAAGTTAATTTTTCTCTAAAAGATAATTGCTTAACACCAACACCAATTAAAGAATTAACAAAACCTTGCATGTTAAAAAAAGAATTTTTACATCAAATATTAACTGATTACATAAAAAGAAATATTGATTTAACTTATGCAAAAGTAAAAGATGATTATGATTGGAGATTTAATGTTGTTACAAATAATCAAAGACAGATGTATATTTTATCTTGGTCAAGTGATAGAAATGATAAAAATTGGACTTTGCAAAATCTATATGCTAACAATTTTAAAGAATTAGTCAAAAAAATAAAACAAATGGAAAATGAAATAATAACTTATATTAACAAAGACCATGTATGCCCATATTGTAATGGTACGGGGTGTAAAACTGAAAAATTTGATACTAATAAGTGGTTTAGCGAGGTGAACAAATGAAAAACTTTGAAATTGGCGAGAAAGTAAAATGTATTGATAGATATGGTCTTCAAAGTATAAAAATAGGAAATTTCTACACGGTTATAGGATATAGGGAAAATGGACTAGTTATTCTTGATGAATTCCCTAATTGTGCGTATGACCAAACATTTTTCGAACCAATAAAATCACAAAAATTAAAAATAACAGCAAACGAGCTTAAAGTAATAGCAGATGATTTATATGTACCAAATACAATAAATTGCGCAGATCTTTATGAAAAATGGTTATTAGGAAAATTTAATAAGAAGGAAGGAAATAAAATGATAGAAAGTATTAATTTAATTGATTTATATGCAAATAAGCATAGAAAAAATATTGAAAAAGAAGCAAAAGAAAAAGTAGTAGAATTAAGAAAAAAATGTGATGTTATTAATAAGTTTAACGAGTTAGTAGAACAATTTCAAAAAGATTGCGATGAATTGTATTTATCTCAATTTACAGAAGAAGAAATAAAAGATTATAACCTTAAACGTTATCGCTTAGACGATATGGATAAACAATTGAAAGCTAGAAATATTCGCAACGGGCTTGATGATTATAATTATTATATAAATACTTGTTTTAGCAATGAACAAATTGTAAAAGTTGAAAGTGATATGGCTAATAAAATAGAAGAAATAAATGATTTAGTTAAAACAGTAAAAGCACATGTTGGTATTGCCAAAACAAAAGAAGAAGTTGAAGAAATACTAACAAGATATGGAATTATTGATAAGAAAGGTAAATTGGTGATTAAATAATGTTACAAGTAAAAAAAATAAATGAAATTCCAGTTCCTAAAACATTCTTATTTTATGGGAAGTCAGGAACAGGAAAAACAACTTTGGCAGGGACTTTCCCTAAACCATTATTTTTAGATATTAATGAAAACGGAACGGCAAGTGTTGATAGTAAAGATGCACAAGTTATATCAATTTCAAAGTATGAAGAATTTAATGAATTCTTAATGAACATAGATGAATATTACGAAAAGTTGAAATGGGGTTCACTAATAATTGATACTATTGGTAAATTACAGGAAATAAACCTTAATTATTTAGCTAAAGGTGGGAAAATATTAATTAACCATTATGGAGATTCTACTAATGAATTACAACAAGTTATTTTAAAGTTGATTAATCATGCTACCGTTAATGATTATTATTTAGTATTTAACGCACATGAAAGAGATAATACCGAAAATGATGAGGAAACAGGAGAAGTATTAAATCCATCTGTAATGGCTCAATTGACACCTAAATTAAGTGAATGGCTTCATGCTACAGTTTCACTTGCAGGGCATACTAGAATATTTGAAAAGAAAAATGATTTAGGACAGTCACAAGGAATATTTTATTGTATAAAAATTGGAGCTGATCCAATATTCAAAACAAAGGTTAGAGTTCCTAAAGATAAGATGAAAGCTAATATAATAGCTAATCCAACTTGTGAAAAGTTGATGTCGGTTTTGAATGGAACTTATGGAAAAAATGAAAAAAAGGAAGGTAATAAATAGTTATGGCAAAATTTAATATGGATTTTAGTGAAGCAAAGGAATTTGTTATGTGTGGAAAAGGAGAACATGATTTTAAGGTTACAAGTGCTGAATTGAAAAGTTATAACAAAGATAATGAAACAAGACAAAAAATTGAATTAACATGTGAGGTATTTGGTGGTGAAGATAGTGGAGCAAAGGTTTTTTACTCAATATTCTTAAAAAATCCAACTGGGCTATATATGTTTCTTACTAAAATTGGTGTAAAAATTGAAAAAAGAGCATATTCAGATATGGACACTAACATGTTTATAGGTAAATGTTTCACTGCTGATGTTGAACATGAAAACTATACAAAGAATGATGGCTCTAATGGTGTTAAAGCAAAGATAATCGAAACATCTGTTAGAAAATATATAAACACAAATACAAACGAAAATATGCCAGATGGGTTATCAGATGATGCTTTTGCTGATTTTGGTAGTAGTATTGAAATATCGGACAACGATATAGTATTTTAACAATCAAAAAGGAAGGAATTTAAGAAATGAAATTATTTAAGAATAAAAATAAAGAAAAAATTGAAAAATTAGAAGAAACAATTAAAACTATGGCTTTAACTATGGAAGAAAAAAACAGAACTATATCAAAACTAACGAGTAACGTAGTTAAGTTAAGAGCAGAAAAAAAAGAGTTGAAAGAAAAAATACAAGAGCTTGAATCTTCAAAACAAATTAAAAAAGTTTCTAAAACATCTAAAAAAACTTCTACAATTAAAAAAGTTGTAAAAGAATAATGGATTGCATCCCTTACATAAATGATTTACAACTAGAAATAAATACTTTAAAAGAACTTCAATTAAGTAGAAGTGATGATCAAATTCAGAAACAAATTTTAGAAAAGGAACAACTTGTTGAAAAATGCAAAAAAAATTTAGAAAAATTGTCTATTAATAAAATTGAATACAGATTATATCTTGCATTATTAAGTGGATTGAACCCAAATAAAGCGGTAGAGAAGATAGCAAATGAAAACTATGTCAATGATATTAAACCTAGTTCAACAAGTGGAATTTGGAACTATTACAGCAAATTGCAAAAAATTTTAAAAAAATAATAAATTTAGAGTGATTTTAGAGTGATAATATTGCTAATATAGAATTGTGATAGAGATATCACGTGATGCCTATGCATCACCTCCTTTTAATCGAAGAAAGTATTTAACTCCTTTCGTACTTTCTTCTTATATTGCGGGGTAGAGAAATGGTTATCTCGTCAGCCTCATAAGCTGAAAATTGTGGGTTCAAATCCCACCCACCGCAACCAATATTGCCCTTTGGTGGAATTGGCAACACATCGCACTTTGAATGCGAAGAGTCTAGGTTCGAACCCTAGAGGGGCAACCAATATTAATGTTCTTTGACAATTTGTTAAATAAACCATATGAAAGACTACAATGCAATGTAGTATGGATATTGTCTTGCTCTTATTAGTTACAAGTGCGAATTTGTGATGGATTGAGTATATTTTGTTAGAGATAATAAAATAAGGACTTACAAAATGTAGGGAAAGAGATAATAGTGGTTTGTTATGAAATGTTATAAGGTATAGAGGTCTAGTCGCCGATAATCAAAACCGCTTATGGAATATAGGACGATAACTTACTAGTAATACTATATTATGGTGATATAGAGTGAAAGCAAGATACCATAAATCGGTTGTGCAGTTGAAATATAGAAATATATGTATAAGACTAGTGCCTAGTTTGAGTAGCGCAAATCTGCAAGATAGTACATGAATGCAAATGGTTAACAATAAAAGAAAAAGGTTTCTTCAAAATTGCAAATCCTAATGTGCGTGAAAAATGTTGGTAATGAATCCAATATGGTCTAGGGTATTAATACTATGTATTAGAGGAAATAGGGTCGCTCCTTATCAGGACTAATACATGCCATTGACTGAATAATAATTGTTCATAATAAATTAGTGTGAGAAACACTGTTTAACAAATTGTCAAAGAATATTAATTGTAGGTAGCATAGAATAAATAAAAACTGGTAAAAGGGAAGGACTTTTAATCCTTTAAGCCTATACTAGTAATGGCTTATAAAAAGAGAAAAGCTGACGAGTAAGAGTAGAATTTTCGTTACAGGTGCCTTTTATTTATTCTATGGTGTCTATAAGGCACTAACTAAAGACCTTAGTAGACTTTTGGTTAACATGTAGAAACTAAAAGCGCATATTAAGGCGAACTACCTTTAACAGGTAGTGTCTAGTGATATGTAAGATGAATAGTTTAAGTGCTAAAACATTCCAGTATGAAAGAGTGCTGGAAAGATTAGGGTTGAATGCCTTATGAGATAATATCAAAGTCATCGTATCATTAGACAGTACTTATTAAAGTACTATGCTCAATTTATTTCTCACAAGAGAAAAACACTAACTTTAATAGTTAGTGTCTAGTGATATACATATATGTTGAGAAAATGGTTCGCAAGTTAAGGTAAAAAGACTTTAATCACCAACTCTAAATCTTTGCAAAGAGCATATATGTTAGATACGTGTATCTTATTCTTGATTAAAGGGAGATATATCATTAGACAGTATCTATTAAAGATACTAGTAAAACAATATACCTATTGAGAACATAGTAGGCCATCTAGCAACATTGAGCCTAGTTGTTATATTGTTTTATATGGGGTATCTAGCTTAATGGGTAAAGCTTGTATCGTAATAACTGGGAAATGATACTTAATGCCACGGTTGATGTCAGTTCGAGTCTGATCATATGCCCCGCCAAAATTGAATACGTGAAGGGAGAATATAATAATTCTCTCTTTTTTTGTAGGTGAAATATGAAAGAAATTACTAAACAAATGATAAAAGATTTTAAAATAATGAAATTAAATATGGACTTTATGGGCTATAAAGTTGATAGAAAAGAAAGCCTATCTTTTCATCATTTGATAGTACCTAGAAGAGATTGTAAATTATTTGGATTAGGAGAAGGTTATTTATATTGGAATGGCGCTATATTAAGACAGTTAACATCACATGACTATCTTCATCTTATTGAATCAAAAGATTATGAATTGTTTTTAACAATTACTAGTGAAATGATTGATGAAAATGTCAAGGGTTATTTGGACATGCAAAATATTAGATATATAGATGATTGCTTAACATATTTTGAACGAGAACATTGTTCTGATAGAGGCAAGAAAGGAAAATTATTAATAAAAGAAGAATATACAAGAAGGATGATAAAATGACAAAAGTAAGTAAAAAAAATTTTCCACGATATGAAACTGGAAATATATTAATTTATAACGATAAAGACATTAAATATTATAGTGGTGTGCCAATGGTGCTTGATGTTCATACTGATTATATTGATTATCAAAGTGTTGAAAGCGATATTAAAACTATGTTTCCATTTGGTTCAACTTTAACAGCAAATATATCTAACTTTGAAGAATTAGATAATATAATGTTAGATGAAACAATGATGAAAAGAATTGCAAAGTATAACAAGGAAGTTGAAGTTAAAAGATTAGATAATACAATTAAAGAAAAGAAAGACAAGATTAAAGAATTAGATGATATTTTGCAAGATAAAGAGGGTAGAGTTAAGAAGTTAAAAGAGTTCGTTGCAAATATTTATGATATAGATCTTAATGAAGATGATGAGGATTATGACTAGGATTAATTCGGGAAAAAGATTTGAACAGAACTGGAAAAATAGTATTCCAAAAGATGTATTCTATTATAGATTTAGAGATGGTTCTTCTAGTTGGGGTGGAAACGATAAAGTTAGATTCCAACAAACAAATATATGCGATTGTTTAATGTTTGATGGAGATTATTTATATTTATTAGAATTAAAATCGACAAAAGGAAAAAGCTTACCATTTAATAACATAAAAAAACATCAAATAGATGATTTGTTATGGGCAAGTGAATACGCAAATACAATATGTGGTTTAGTTATTGAATTCAGTGAATTGGAGGAGTGCTATTTCATAGAAATGAGCCATTTTAAGACATTTTATGACTCCACAGATAGAAAGTCTATACCAATAGATTATTTACGAGGAAAAGGCATAAAAATAGGTGTAGAGAAGAAAAAGATTAATAGTAAATTTGATATAGAAAATTTTATAAAAAATGTTATAAAAAAGGAAGTGTAAGAAATGAAGGAAAGGCAATTAAAAATAAAAAATGAATATTTAAAATTGATTATTGCATTAGGATTTGATTATGATGGTTTTAACACAGTAGAAGGCCTTAAAGCTTTGATAGATGAGTTGGTTAGACTTGCAACAAAAGCATTGAAAAATGATGATAAAAGTACAATGTATGTTGGAAATGAAGAAAAAAATATACTTTTTGAAACGATGGGTGTTAACAATGGGATATATAAGTAAACATGATACAAAATTTATAACGTTCATAAATAGGAGATATAGCAAATATAAAGTGCAATTTGACTATTTTGATGATTATATATTATGGCTTTTTTATAAATTTTGCAGATGCAATGAAATGTTTTACTATTCTAAATTAGAAAAAGATTTATGGGATTTTTCTGATTGGCAAACAGGTTCACCACGAGAAAATGAATTAAAAAGCAATAAATGGAAAGAAATGGAAAAAGATCCTTATCATTTGTATGATAATAAAGGAAACTATTTAAACTTTTTAAGGAGACATAATTGGAATGACAAAGTGTAAAGAATATCAAGAAAAAATAATTAATTCGAACATTAAGGCCAGAGATAAAAAAATTCGAGAAAAACAACAACTTATAAATCAAATTAAAGAGGAATCTAAAGAAAAATTAATACCAACATTAAAAGAAAAAACAAATGAACTTACTAACTATATTATCGAATTATTAAAAAACAAAGGTGCGGAAAAAGTTAATAATATACAAATAATGTCATTAATTGCGCAAAGAAGTATGTTGGAAGTCGCTAACGTTGGTAATATTACTTATACACCACAAGAAATAATGTTAGGTTTTAATTTATATCTTGAAATGATAAATAAAATAAATGAAATAAAAAAATTTCCACCAACGGTAGAAAGTTTTTCAATATTTATGGGGATAAGTAGAACTACATATAATAATTGGCTAGTTGATCCTGACAAAAGAGAAGTTATGGACTATATACATTCATATTTATTGGGTGTACTAGCAACAGGCGGACTTATGGGAGAAGTTAGAGAAATATCGGCAATGTATTTACAAAAGACAATGGGCAAGGTCGAAGCACAGCAACCAATTGTCGTTAAACATGAAAAAGTAACTGATATTAATGACATAAATAAACAATTAGAAGCGTTAAAAAGGGATAATATAATAGAAGCTGAATTTGAAGAGGTGGAAAAAGATTAGTGTCTTGGAAAAAGTTTTCTCACACTCAGGAAAAAGTTTTTTGACCGTGGGGCTGGAAAAAGTTTTGTGACTTTGTCCGTGGGTGAGTAGGTGTATTTTTGTACATCTTTTTATTATATCTTATTAAATAATGTGGCCTTATTTTATGGGCTTATTTGCTTAACAAACGCTAAACTAATACAAATATACTATAATTAAAAACGTTGCTTAAAATGGCTGAAAATGAGTAAATACAAGGCATCAATTACGTATAAATTAATCAATAAAAAAATAACCTTTTTTTATATTGGTTATTTTTGCTTTTTAGAAAAGTCACATAAAGCGCACCATATGGCCAACGCTATTAATAAAATTGTTCCCATTTTGTTGCGTCCTTTCTTATATTGCTTAATATTTCTTGATAATCCTTAGTATTATACTTGCTATAACATTTTTTTATGCACTTCTGAAAACTCTTTTTAGGGAATCTGGTATATAAGCACGCTTTTGACTGGCCAATATTTTTGTCAAGCATTTTTTCAAGTGTTACAATAAAGTTTTCTTTTGTATTGTATTGTCCTTTTGGTTTTCCAAGCCTTGTGCCTTTTGTTTTAACTGCTTTCAAGCCTTCTTTTGTTCTTTCACTTATTAAGTCCCTTTCAAATTGTCCAAGTACTGAGAAGATACCCAATAGCAAATTGGTGTTTGCGTCTGGTTTTTCTCCAGCCAATAGGTTAAAATTTTCTTTTAATATAATTACATTTATTTGTTTTTTTTGTATAAATTCGGTTATAAGGTCAAGTGTTTTAATAACACCGCCACGAGATAAACGAGAAAGGCTTTCACAAACTAGAGTGTCGCCTTTTTCCATTTTTTTTATTAGTTTGTCAAATTCGGGGCGTTTTGTTTTGGTTCCTGTGAAAGTTTCCTCTATATATTCACAATTAACGCTGTTTATATAGCCTTTATCTTTAAATATTTGAACTTGTCTGTTATATTCTTGTTTGTCAGTACTGATTCTTATATAACAATACGTTTTACTCATAGCATGCCTCCAATAAATACCAAGTATTAAATACATTGACATCATTTTTTAATATTTCTTTTTTATTTTCTAATGCCTTGTCGCACATATAACCTAAATCAATGTGACTTTCATCTTTTAAATAAGCTTTACAAATAAATTGTATTAACATTATTATATCATTTTCTTTTAAGTTTTTAAAATCTTCGTTACATTGTAAATTATAGTATATTATCATAGATAACATATCATATTTATGTTTTTTTATTGTTTCATCATATTCTTTAAAGTTCATTTTCTTTCATCTCCTTTAAAATATTAAATTTACATTATAGGTTAATCTTACAAAATTATATAAAGCGGTTTTATATTTGTATTTTTTAATATATTTATCATTAATAAATAAATAATAATTAAAGTTATCATCGATTTTAATTTCATAAGTGTTATTATTTGAGCGAGTAAAATATAAACATTCTAGTTTTTCCATTTTTAGTCCTCTCTTTCTATTATAAAGTTGCCCATTTCCGTTTTAGACACTTTCATAATTGTAAAATCTGGGTAAAGTTGTAAATCTTCTTCTAAATTATCTAATAGGTAACATATTTCACGTACTTCATTAATAAACCCCTCTTTTTCTTCTTTTCCAGTCATGCATAGGCTTGCTATCTGGTATCTAAAATATGCCCTTAAATCTTTTATTGTACCTATAACATAATTATCTCTTTCTATAATATTATCATTTCTATAAATCATTTTTGCGCCTCTTTACTTTCTAAATACGCCTTTAGCTTCGGGTCATATTCTTTTAATACATTTGATATTTTTCTTTATAGTAATTTAATCTATAAAGTAATAGGGTAGTTATTAATAATAATATAATTGTTATATATTCCATTATTAAGCCACCTCCTCAACTTTGGCTTTAATATCATCATAATTAACATTATTTTCGTATGCTAATAATTCAATTGTGCTTTCTCTTTCTCCATAAAATTCATTAATTAAGTCATACCTTGTTAACTCTTTATCATTTAAGTAAAACACGACATCACACTTATTTTTATTTTTTGTTATTGGTGCGACTTCTCTAAGTGCTTTATAATAATTATTTCTAACACTTGTAGCAGTTTCTTCTTCATAATAATCTATAAAATTATAATTGTTTTCATATTCTTCTAACTCATTGCATATAGTATATACTAAAGCATAGCATATATTATTATTTTGATTTTTGGTTATTCTTTCATCTTTTAGAATCCTGATATAATCATTTATAACATTTAGTGTTGTTATTCTTTCGTTTTCTTTTTGCTCTGCTCTTATTGTAGAACATATATAATTATATTGTTCTATTGTGTAATTGATTTCTTTTTTAGTTATTTTTTTCATATTAACACCTTTTAAACCCTTTCTATATATTCAATACTTGTATATTGATTTTTTGATATACTATTAATTAATTTTAAAATTGTTTCTTTAGTGTACAAATTATCATTGCTATAATTTCCTTTGTTTAATTGTTTGTCAAGGTCTAGTAAGCCCCACTCACAACCATCTTTGTCTTTATAATATGATTGAAACCAGCAACCAAAATCATCAATGTGTTTATAACCATTTTTATTAAGTTGATATCTTGCGCCGTGTCCAATTTCTAAAGTGTCCAATTTTTCCCCGTCCTTTAACTCAATGTTGTGAGCATAGTATCTATAATTATTCAAATTGCTAATCTTTGTTATATCATCATTAACAAAGAAATCACATCCCATTTTTTCTAGATATAAAGTATTATTATTTAATTTTTCCATATAATCACCATAGATAGGGAAGAGGTTTTATTCCTCTTCGGTTCCCTTTCCACTTGTTGATAAGAATGTAACTCTTTCGGCTACTATTTCTATTATATTTTTATTTTCTTCTTGTTTTGTTTGTATTCTTCCTTTAATTCCTAATAAATCACCTTTTCTGCAATATTCTGCGGTGTTCTCGGCAACACCGCTCCATAATTTGACTGGTATAAAATCAATTTCATAAATTCCCTCAATATTTTTATGACTTCTTGGTACTGCTAAAGTTATATAACTTGCTTTTACTCCATTTTCTAGTTCTTTTATTTCAGGGTCTTGAACTAAACGACCAACTAATATTACTTCGTTTCCCATTTTTTCATTCCTCCCATTATGTCACTATTGACATTTATTTTATTTAATAATATAATGGAAGAGCAAAAGGGCGTTAGTTCTTTTGTTTAGTTAATTGAGTTATAAAGGTTTTTTATTTGCGTTTGAATGGCCTTGTAACTCTTTTTTTGTTATATATTCGTTTATATAATCATATATAGTAATTATAATACTTAACATTATTACATTCGTTACCAACCCTAACCAAGTGAATTGATAGCCAAGTATTAACATTTTAAAATCATTTATAACTATTATTGATAATACAATCATAATTATTAATAACGTTATATTCTTTTTATTTGGCTTTAATTTCATCTTCCAATCGCTCCTTTCATTTAATTAAACCCCCATAATTTTAATTAAATAAATGAAACTAAAACCCTTTTACTTTTTCCATTTTGTAATAAATATCTTTCTTATTTATTACAATTATATTATAGCATTTATTTATTAAAATGTCAATATAAAATTACGTTTATTATATTATTTTATAACGTTTTATTGTAGTCTTAAAGATATGATTATAACGTTATTATCATTATAAACATATATTATTATTTAACATTATTATCATATTAATAACGTTGATATGGTGCATTATAATGAGGGTGTAAGAGTGGGAGAGTAACAGAAGACTAGACGCCTTTCTAATTTCAAAAAATAACACGACAATTAACAACAAAATGACACTATTTACAAGTCTAATCAATAGACATTAACAACATTTTTACAAGCCTTGAAATAACGATGTTTTTTTGTAATCTTAACGAACGTTAACACCCCAACCCTATATTTCAAAGGGTACTAGGGGGTCTTTTTACTCCCTCAACCATATAAAAAATAACAAAAGACAATATATATAACAGTCACTAATGAAAAAAGTGATTGTTTTTTTATGTTTTGGAGTGATTTTAGAGTATAAGTGATGATAATATCCAGTTAGAAATGAAAATCTAGACAGAATGACGTTTAAGGTAAAAGTAAGAAATAGAGGGGAATACTTTTATTAAATAGCCATTTTAACGTTATTTTATAAGGGATTGAAGGGTTTTACTAAAGGACCATAAATGACACTAAATTATTAAAAATAGGGTACATTAATGGATTATTAAGAGGTGGATTATGAAGAGAGTAAATGATTTTATTGGAAATAACTTATTGGGTTTGCTAGTATCTATAGTATTATTTGGAATATTGACAATAGGTTTATTAATTATCAGTAGCAACAAATATGAAGATGACATATCAAGGTTGAAAATTGAAAATAAAAAATTAGAACATAAAGTAACGGAAGCTAATAATACGATCACTGATTACAAAGAAAAACATCCTGAATGTGAGTATTACATACATCCTAGTGGAGATGACTTTGTAATAGATGGTCAATTATATGAGAAAGCAGAGGGTTATGAAGCTTATGAATAAGTTAGAAGTTGGAATGTATGTCAGGACTGATAAAACTGGTATTAAAAAAATATACAAAATAGACAATAATAAAACAAAATATAAATATTTATATAAGTTAAAAAATCAAGATGATGATGGTTGTATTGATTTAGGAATATTATCTGATAATAACATAAAAAAAGCAAGTTTCAACATAACTGATTTAATAAAACCAAAGGATATTATTTTAGGCAGAGATGGTAAATTATATCAATGCTGGAAAATATACAAAGATTATGTATTTACATATTCAAAAAATAAATATGGTGACACTATTACATTAGTTGATTATCAGATAGATAGAATTTTAACAAAAGAACAATTTGAAAGTATGAGTTATAGAATAGGAGATGATAAATAATGTTAATAATTTTTATAATAGTAACAATTATAGTGGGGATATGGTTTTGGGTTGTAGCAGGCGAGCCACCGTTGTTGTCAATAATTGCATTAAGTGTTGAAATAATTATAATGGGTTGTTTAATTGGAAGCATTGTAAATGGGAGAGTAATAGATGACAAAATAAAATTAATAGAAAAACAAAATAAAGATATAGAAGAAAAAGTAGAAGTAACAGTTAAGACATATATGAATTTTGAAAAAGATACGTTAACGGAGTTCAAAACTGATAGTTACATTCAATTAGTCAATTTATATCCTGATTTAAAATCTAATGAATTAATTCAAAATCAAATAAATTTATACGAAAAAAACAATAAGAAGATAACGGAGTTAAAAACCGATAAATTAAATATATCTAACTATAAATGGTGGGTATATTTTGGAAAATAGAACAGGAGAATAGATCATGTTAACATTACCAATTAAAAAGAAATGGTTTGATATGATTAAATCAGGTGAAAAGAAAGAAGAATATAGAGAGATTAAGCCTTATTACACAAGTAGATTTTATGGTAGAGCATACGAATATAATGTAAAAAATGGCTTTATAAAAGAGTGTGAAAGAAAATATATGACAATATTATTAAGAAATGGGTATTCAAAAAATAGTCCGTCAATCAAGTGCGAAGTTGAAATTACTACAGATTATGGCAAACCTGAATGGGGAGCAGAACCTGGCAAAGAATATTATGTATTAAAAATATTAAGTGTGGAGGAAGTGAAGTAAATGAATAAAGAAGAATTTTTAAAAGCAATTATGGAGCTTCCAAAAGTAGAAACAGACACTCCAATAAGTGCTTATCGAAGCATAAATGTGGATGATTTAATAAGTGCTGTTGACAGGTTAAATAAAGTGCCTACTTACAATGAATTATTAAGGGAAAACCAAAAACAAAATAAAAAAATGTCTAAATTAAAAGAATATTGCAATGATGATAAAAATTTTGAAATACTAGATTTATATTCACAAGACAAAGTTGATGAAATACAACAAGATTTATTAAGTATAATAGGAAGTGATACCAAATGATAGTAATTAATTTAACTGATATTATTATATTATCTATAATTATATTAATTATAGTCATATCTATTATAAAAATAATAATTGAAGAAATAAAAAAAATAGGTAAAAAAAATTGTTATGAATGCAAAAATTATAAATTATATGATGTTTGTAGTTGTGGAGATGGTTGTAGATATCAATGTATAAAAAATAATAGAATTGATAGTGTTGTAAGTATGAATTGCAATGAGCATTATGAAAAATGTAAAGGAAGTGATAGTAATGAATAAATATGTAAAACATTTTATAACTATAACAAGACATAAATATTATGTTATGAAGTTTTGCTTCAAATGTGGATTATACAAAAGAGGTTTATTACATGATTTAAGTAAATATAGTTTAACCGAATTTTTTAGCAGTGCCAGATATTTTCAAGGAACAAGTAGTCCGATAGATGCTGAAAAAAAAGAAAAAGGTTATAGTCTTGCATGGCAGCATCACAAAGGACATAACCCTCATCATTGGGAATATTGGATAGATAATATTGGAACATATAAGAACACACCTTGTAAAATACCTATTGAATATGTGATAGAAATGATATGTGATTGGTTAGGTGCTGGAATAGTTTATTCTAAACAAAAGCCAAATTATAACCAACCATATATCGAACCATTAGAATACTATGATAAATGTAAAAATGAAAGAATATTTCATGAGGAAACGCAAGAATTAATTGAATTTTATTTAAATATGATAGCGAACAAAGGAATTAATTATTTTTGTAAGAATTGGGCTAAAGATTATAAACCTTATGAATATGTTAATGGAAGATTACAAGGGTGATAGTAATGTTAAAGATTAATTATAAAGGTTATGAAATATCACAAGCAGATAATAATCATGTAGTAATATGCAAAGATAAACAAATGTTATTTCACTCACAATGTAATAAAAAATTAGACGAAGAAGAATTAAAAAAACAATTAGAATTTTATTTAAAATTAAATTGTTTGAATTTGATAGAAGAAAATCAGCAACTAAAGAAACAACTTGAAGAATATCAATTGCAAAATATTAATCTAAGAGAAGATATCATGATACAAAAGATAGCTTTTCCCAACAAATTAATTAAAGATAAAACATTTTATAATTTATACGATATGCCTACTTATGAAGAACTATTAGTTCAACAAAAAGAGTTTATAAATTATTTAGAAGATAATTGGAATACTACGCAAGATATATGGTACATAAAAATTTTACAAAAATATAAAGAAATAATAGGAGCATCAAATGAAAAAGAAAATTAGATATATCCACGAAGTGTATACCGATGAATTTAGAACTCTTTTTCAAGCAATAGAAATAGATGTTAAATTAGATGAAGAAAGTAAAGGTTGCCATAGTAAAAATTTAAGAAAATCAGTAAATCCTAATTTAACTATATTACTTAGAAAAGATTACCTAACTGATGATTACAAATTAGTAAAAGAAGAAATAATAGGAGATAAACGATAATTAATGACAAAGTCGTATTTAGTAGACGAGAATGGTGTGGTTATTCAAGAAATACCAGATTCTGATAGATGTGTTTTTCTTGATTATGGTGATCGTGTTCTTCGTAAAGGTACATTAGAATATTTAAATGATACTATTGATATAAAATATCATTTTATCAAAATCAATCCAAAAATATTTGATAAATATTGTAAAAAATATTCAATACTTCCTTATTTAACTTGCCATATTGGTTATATGGACAATATATGTTGTTATGACAATGGCAAAATCATTCGATTAAAAGATTTGTCAAAGGTATGTGAAGTAAGTGAAACTACAATAAAAAGACAATTAAAAGGTCTAATAGCTGATGATATTATTCATAAAGTACCATATAAGAAAAATCAAAAATGTTTAATGATAAATCCATATTTTGCTATGAGAGGTAAAAGAATATATTTATCAACTTACAATGAATTTAAACTATCGGCTTTGAGAAGTGAGGTGGAAGAATGAAATTATTTAGTAAAAAAAATGAATTAGTCGTAAGAAATAGCGAAATTCAATCAATACAAGTTAGAGATTTAAAAGAATATCTTGTAAGAGACTTTGAGCAAATAAAAACAAGTGAGCAAATTATAGAAAACTTAAAATTTCGAATAGAAGAGCTTAACGAAATAAAAATTAAGTACGATGCTACTCTAATTACATTGGAAGAATTTGATGCTAGGGTTTTAAGAGAAAAAGAAAAAAATATTAAATTAGAACAACAAATAAAAGAAAAGAATGAAGAAATTGCTAAACTTAATGAAGAAAAAAATAATTGCCTAATTAGAGAAAGAATTGCTAATGACAAAATTGAAAATACTAAAGATTTTATTATTTCGGAGTTTAAAGAACAAATAAAACAAGTAATAAATGTACAAAAAGGAATGCTTAGTAAGAAAAAAGTAATTGATTTAATTGATGGTGATATAAATGAATAAGACTGACATATTTAAAGAATTAACCAATAGAAAGAAAATATTAGAAGAAAGAGGCTATAAGGTTATTTATATTGGACTATACGGAAGTCAAAACTATAATTTAAGTGATGAACAGAGTGATATAGATGTTAAGGCAATTATATTACCTACATTACAAGATATTATATTTAGAAAAGTGACAAGTACGACTATTGAATGTGAAAAAGGAAACATAGATGTTAAAGATTTAATAACTTTCTATGATGTTATAAAAAAAGGTAATTTTAGTTATGTGGAATCAATAGATACTGAATATTCTATTGGAGATAAATACATAAAGGAGTTATTTAAACAATTTAGACCAAATTTGAAGAGTATTTTAGGCGCTATGTATGAAAAAAGAAAAGCACTAACCCATGAATACCCTAGTAAACATAGTGAATTTGAAAAATGGGGGTTTGACCCTAAACAACATCATCATATTTTAAGATTGTATGATTTGTTAGAATATAATTTGAAAAATAATGATAGAAGAAGTTATTTGACTTACAAAAATGATTCGGATAGAAGAAAAAAATTAATAGATTATAAGCGAAATAATAATAACATAGCCTTATCAATTATTGAACAAGATAGTGATGATTTTATAAATAGAGCTAGAGAGTTAATAGATTATAACTATTCTTACGAATACAAAAACATAGACACGGAAATAAATCAATACATAGAAAAAAATATCAAATTAGAATTATTAAAAACTAGTCCAATTATGTCAGCTAGGGAATATAGAACATTTGATGGCAATATTCCTAAGAAGGATTTAGAAAAATTTCCAATATTACAACAATACGATGGTAAAGATATTTCTTATATCGTTTATGAAAGCGTGGAAATTCTATGAATGGCAAAGATAGTATAAAAGACAATATGTATGCCTTATATGAAATGTACAATCAATATAAATTGCTATATAACTTTTATCAAAAATATAAATCAATTAAAAATGAAGAAGATATTCGAGAGAGAATAGATTATTTAAAGAAAAATCCAAAATGTTCAATGAGAGATGAAGTTAGTACTTTGTTATGGGTTATTGGAGAAGTTGATGATGTGTAATATGGTGGAAATATGGAAAGATATAAAAAATTATGAGGGTCTGTATCAAGTGTCAAATTTAGGTAGGGTTAAGAGTTTTCGAAATTGGCATGGCAAAAGCGAAAGAATATTAAAATTTAATATAAACAGTAGTGGCTATTATAGAGCTTGTTTATCCAAAAATTCTAAACAAAAATATTTCTTTGTTCATCGTCTAGTAGCTCAGGCATTTATTGATAATCCAAATAATTATTCAGTGGTGAATCACAAAGACGAAAATCCTAAAAACAATAATGTAGAAAATTTAGAATGGTGTACCTTCAAATATAATATGAATTATGGAACATTGCGAAAAAGACAAGTAGAAAAATGCAGTAAAAAAGTATTTCAAATTGATAAAAATGGCAATTTAATCTATATTTGGAATTCTATCAGGGAAGCTGGTAGGAATTTAAAAATTAGCCCAGGCAGAATTAGTAATTGTTGCTTAAAAAGAAGAAACTATAATACTGTAGGTGGCTATATTTGGAGATTTGCAGATGAATAAATTAAGCATTAAACAAAAAATGTTATTAGAAGCAATTGAATGGTTTATTAATGAATATGGATATAGTCCTACAAATCGTGAACTTGCCAATATATTAAAGTGTGATGTTAACACAGTATTTAAGAAACTGCTTATTTTAGAAGATAAAGGGTATATAAAAACTCAAAATGGACGAGCTAGGACAATTCAAATAATAAAGAAGGTGGAAGAATGAAAATAATATTTCTTGATTATGACGGAGTTGTTAATACACCGATTTGGAATGAAAAAGGTACATGTGGTTATAATTATCCATCAGATGGCAAAGTGAATAACTATCAAGCAATAATGTGGCTTAATGAATTATGCAAAAAAACAAATTCAAAAATAGTTGTATCTAGTACATGGAGATATTGTTGTAATGGTGTATCTTATCAAGATTGTCTTTATAATGCTGGTCTCGATAAAAAAGTAGAAATTATTGGCTGTACTGATTGGTTTGGAAATGAAACAAGAACTGACGAAATAAAAAGTTATTTAGAGAAACATAAAGAAATAACTAATTATGTTATTTTGGATGATGAAAATGTATGGGACCCTAGATTTGTGAAATGCAACGGAAATTATGGATTTGGAATAGAAGAATTTTGTAAAGCTAGAAAAATATTAGGTGGTAAATAATGATAAATGTATCTGATTATATACAAATGATTCTTCATAAGAAAAAATGGACTAATGTTAAACTATGCCAAGAATTAAACAAAATAGAAGAACAACTAGGCGAAAGTAGGACAACCCCTCAAAACATATCAAATTATTTTCATGGTCAATGGTCTTTTAGACCTAAAGTTCTTGTTAAATATGAAAAAGCATTAGGATTACAACAAGGTGTATTAGTAAACATGGTATCTCAACCAGCTTCAAAAGAGGGGCAAAAAGAATTAAAAGAAATAATAAAAAAAGTAGGTGAAATTAAATGATAAAAAAAGAAATTTATCCCAAGACAAAAAGAGTTAGCTGTAAAGGTGATAAAGTTTATCTTACTGAAAAGATAGATGGTAGTAATTTAGTATTTTTTAAGAAATATGACAAATTATACTTTGCACAAAGGAATAATATTATTTGCATTGATGAAATTGAAGAACAAAAAGGAATGTTATATAAAGGATTGTATCAATGGCTATTAGACAATAAAGATATATTAAAAACTGAGTTACATAATAATAGTGCAATTTGTGGTGAATGGATAGGAATGGGTTGCCTAAAATATAATGTTGATGAATTTGATAAAAGATGGTATATGTTTGCAAAAGCAAATATAGATGATGATTATAATTTATATAATTTGATTTATGACCACGAATTATTTATATATCCATTTGTAAGTCAAAAAATACCTAATTTTATTGGAATAGTGCCAGAAGTAGCTGAATTAGTTAATTTGCCAAATAAAGAGCAATTAGATAGCATTTATGAAAAGTATACAAATATAGTAAATAGAAATGTAGAAGGTTTTGTAATTAATTATAAAAATATAATAAGCAAATATGTAAGAATGAAAAATGGTCAATTAAAAGAACATTTTGATAGGGGTGAATAGATGAAATATTTATTAATTGGATTAGGAACGATATTAATGATTGCCTTTGTATTAAGTTTATCAGCCCTTATATTTTGGGGACTAGGTAATCTAATAATATGGGCATTTGGTATTAAATTTGTATGGACATTTTGGCATGGATTAGTATGTGCATTAGTGTTCGGTTTATTGAAAGAAATATTTGGAAAGTAGGAATTAAAATGAAAGAATTAAAAGATACAATAGAATTAATGAATAGCTAAGATTATAAAGAAAGATTTAGAGCAGAGTATTATCAAACAAAAATTAGATATGAAAAGTTGCATAAATTAATAATCAAAATGGAAGCAGGAACTTGTGATTTTACACCAAGTTGTGCTTTAGAAGTACACAAAGAACAAGCAAAATATATGGGTATGTATTTACATATGCTCGAAGTAAGAGCGGAAATAGAAAAAATAGAATTATAAGAAAGAAGGAATAGAAAATGAATAATATGTTAATTATAAGTCAAGATGAAAAATTTACAGGAATGGTGAAATTTTTAGGAATTGGTCAAAGAAATCCTAAAACAGTTATAGGTGATGAATTAAAATCACTATTAGAAGAAAAGAAAATGACAAGTGATGAACTCATCACTTTAGTAGGTAACAGTTATAGAGATAATATTAAAAGAGTATTAGAGAATCAAGAACAACCTAAACCAAAATTAGTAGAATTAATTACAACTAAATTGGGTGTTGATAAGGATTATTTTGAAGATAAAGAACTAGAAAATGTAATTGTTACTGACAACAATATTGTAGTGGCAAAATATCCTACAAATAAAAGAACATTAGAAGTAAAAGAAGAACTAGATAAGTTTATTATAGAATGTTTAAGAAATGGTGCTAATGTGCTTATAGAAATGCCAAAGGAATAGAGGTGTAATATGTATTTGTTTATCGTAAGTGAAAGAGGAGATAGAACTAATATATGTTCAAACTTTAGAATATTTGACATTAATGGCTTTCTTGAATATTTAAAAACAAAAGAGAATAAATATTGGCGAGTTCAATATCGAGTAGCAAAATTAAATGATGATAACTTTGAAACTAGAATTTTTAAATATATTAATTTAGATGAATTTGAAGAAATATTTGAAGGACACATAGATGACATAAAAAATCTTTTAAAATATACAAAAGATAGTTGGGGAACTGATTATCCATATTTCAAAAAAGAAATTCATATTAAATATGGAGAATTAATCATTAAAAATTAAAATATAAAATAGTGTAGCACTCTCTAAGGGAAAATATAAAGAGAGAGTGATTAGATGATAAAAGTTGGAGATAAAATCCAAATAAAAAAGCAAGAAACAACACTTGAAAGCACTTTTACAGATATATTAAATGTTCTTAAATCATCAAAAATGAAAGAGCATGATAAATTAGACTGGTGCAATAGTGCTTTGAGTATCCTTGAAGAAATGTATAAACAAGATGAATTAGGTAGTGTTAAAGTAGCAAAGACTAAACTAATTCCAATATTACATAAATTAATTGAAGGGAGCAAAATTGAAAATATGGCTCTCTTTTTTGATTATTATAAAAGAGCCTATTGTTTTTGCGCAAGAAGAGATTTTGAGTGCTTTGTTGATTATATTGAATGGAATATGCCACGAAAGGTATTGGCAAATCGTAGAAACGTACTAAAACCATATGTGGATGCTTTAAATAGAATAGCATTTGATGATAGATTACAATATCTAGTAGTATCTTATCCACCATCAATGGGTAAATCTTATTTAGCAACATTATTTACTGCTTGGGGTTATGGTATAAGTATTAATAATTCTGTAATAAGAATGTCTTATTCTGATGAATTAGTTTTAGGTTTTAGTAGAACTGTTAAGGGAATAATATCTAGCCCTGAATTTGCTGAAATATTTCCTTTGTTCAAATTATATAATGGAAAGCCATTTGAGGTAGAAAGAGAATCAGACTGGAAGATAAAAAATGCTAATGTTCCTAAATCAAATCATATAGCAAGAACTCGTAATGGTTCAACTACTGGGGAAAGAGCTTCATTTGCAATTATATTTGATGATATGACAAAGGGAGCAGAAGAAGCAAATAGTGAAAGTGTTCATAGAGGAATATATGATAAGTGGAATACTGAATGGTGGAATAGACGTGATGGTGTAAGGTGTAAATTTATATTTGTTGGTACTCAATGGACACCGGAAGACATTTTAAATAGAATAATTGAAGATAGAAATAAAATATCAACATTACAACCAACTGACAATCCTTATGTTATGGAAAGTGAAGATAAATCAACGATAGTTATTCGTGTACCAATGCTTGATGAAAATCATAAAACAACTTGCAGTGAAGTGTATCCACAACAAATAGCAGAACAAATTGAACAAAATACGGATCCATTTTTATTTAGTTGTGTATATCAACAAAATCCTATTGCACCTACAGGAAGAGAATTTGCATGGGAATGTATTAGAACATATACAAATGAAGAATTATTAAATGTTCATTTAACACCAAATTCAATGGCAACATTAGATACGGCTCGTAAAGGGAAAGACAATGTATCTATGCCGATATTTAAGAATGACAATAATGGCAATCATTATTTAATTGATGCAATTTATAAACAAAAACCAATGGATGATTTATATGGTGAAATAATTGAAAAAATAATTGAGCATAGAATTACAACATTAGTGATTGAAAATAACATTGATACTTCATTAAAACGACTATTAGAAGATAGACTACATATTAGAGGTATATATTGGTGTATTATTATTGAAAAATATAATACTGTTAAAAAAGAAGAAAGAATAAAGAACAATCGTGGCATTGTTCAAAAACAAATTGTATTTCCTGATAAATCGATTGTTAGGCCAAATACTGATATTGGCAGAATGATGGGTAATATAACTAAATATTCTTTTGATAAACCAAATGTGCATGATGATGGTATTGATTCAGTATGTATGTATGCAAGTGAAATTATTTTTGGTAAAGGAATTTTATCTAAACCGGTTGCTATAAGACGTCCTTTTTGACAAATAAGTCCAATTTATGTTGGACTTTTATACTTCATAACTAACAATTTTTTTATTAATAATGTATAAATGTAGCGAACGACCTAGTTTTTCCCTTCATTGGTCGTTTAGTGCTACACGGGAGCATAACCGTAAGAATCTAATTTTTATTGTTGTGTTCCCTTATTTTATATTTTGGGAATACCAAAGTATGAAAGATGGTGAATTAATGGAAAAAGAAGAAGTAAAAACAACTGAAACGCCAGTTGATAATAATACAAATGCACAAGTACCTACTGATAAACCAGTAATGCCAGTTCAAGATGAGGTTAGGTTATTTGGCAGACATATAATTTATGCAGATTATGAACCAGAAGAAATGAATGATCAAACAATATCTCAGATATTAAATGATGTGTTTAGTGTTCATTTACAAAATTCAAGGGAAATAAATTATTTAGAAAATTATTACAAAGGATTTCAACCAATTTTAGATAAAGTTAAAGAAGTAAGACCAACTATAAATAACAAAGTTGTAGAAAATAACGCTTATTTTATGGTTGAATTTAAAAAATCATTTGTTTTTGGTAAACCAATACAGTATGTACAACGTGGTGATATTGCTAATGAAGAAGTAGGAGCTTTAAATAGTTACATGTTGGCTGAGGATAAATATCCAAAAGATACTGAATTAGCAGAAGACCTATATATATCAGGAATAGGGCATAGATTAGTTCTTCCGGATATAAATGAAGATAGTCCTTTTATGATAGAAAATCTTGATAGTAAAACAACATTTTGTGTTTATTCTAGTAGATTACCTCATAAGAAACTATTTGGTTGTACTTATACGAGAGGTGTTAAGGATTACACGATAAAAGGTAGTGTATATACAAAGGACGCTTATTACGAAATGACTAGTCCAAGTGTTGCATCAGCATTTGAGGTTAAGCTTATAAAACCTACTATATTAAATGAAATTCCTATATTTGAATATTACTTAAATAAATCAAGAATAGGAATTATCGAAATAGTTATGGATATATTAAATAATTTAAATAGAATTACATCTGATGAAATGGACGGATTAGAACAATTTATACAAAGCTTGCTTGTATTTGTTAACCAAGACATTGATAGAGAAGATTATGAAGGATTACTTGATTTAGGAGCAATTAAAATCGCAACATCAGATCCAAGTAGACCAGCAGATTTAAAATTAATATCAAATGAAATAAAACATGACAATACAAAAGTATTACATGATAGATTATTCAATACTGCTTTAAATATTGTAGGTATTCCTAAAAATAGTGATAAAGCAAGTGGTGGAGATACTGGACAAGCTAGGTATTTAGGTGAAGGTTGGACAATGGCTGACGCAAGGGCTGATGGCGACGAAATGGAATTTAAAAGATGTTCTAAACCAGAACTTAAATTAATTTTAAGAATATGTAGACTTGCTCCAAATAGTCAAATTAAAACATTAACATTAAAAGATATAGACCAAAAATTTACAAGAAATAAATCAGATAATTTCTTAGTTAAATCACAAGGTATGATGAATCAAATTCAAAGTGGTATATCACCAGATGTTGCTATGACAACAAGTGGATTATATAGTGATCCAAATGAAACATTTAATAAATCAATGGAATTCTATGGTGGTATAGAAAATTGGATTAAGTTATTTGTTGGGCAAGCAAATAAACAAATAAAACAAAACAATGAGAATAGCGATGGAAGTCTTAATAAGACGACATCTGCCTCAAAGGATGAGTCTGGAGAGGTTAATAAATAGGCATTATAAGAAACTTTGAAGAAAGTACAACTTCTATAAAGCCTTATAAGTAAGTCCAAGCCAAAGAAACTTTAGAAGCCTTTGGAATTTTGCCGAATTAGTTAAATGGTATAACAATGCTCCTGTAAAGCATATTTGATTGTTCGATTCAGTCATTCGGCACCATATCCGGTATTGATGTAATTGGTAGCATAAGTGCCTTCCAAGCATTTTGTATCAGTTCAAGTCTGATATGCCGGTCCATATTGGAAAGTAGCACAATTTGGTAGTGCACGCGGTTTGGGACCGTGAGGTTGCAGGTTCAAATCCTGTCTTTCCAACCATTTAGTATACGAACTGATTTATCAGTTTATATAAATTTGCTTATTGTAGAGAGCACAAATCTACAACACTCAATTGATGAGACGAGACATCCATAAAAACGTAAGAGTGGGAAGGACAAAAATGAGAGAAGAAATCGAAAAAGTATTAAGTGATGAAACACTTACAACTAATGAAGAAAGAGTTAATGCTATTACAAAAAGTTTAGCAACATTAGTAATCCCAAAAGATAAATATAATGATTTAAATGCTAAATATAAAACAGTAGAAAGTAACTATTCTACATTATCAACTGAATATGATGATTTCAAAAAATCAAAAATGACTGACGATGAAAGAAGAGAGGCAGAGTTAAAACAATTAGAAGTGGATAAAAAAACAAATGCACTTAAAACAAGTGAATTAGCAGTAAAAGGATTATTTTTAGATAATGGAATCAAAATTACTGATAAAGATACTGAATTAAAGGAAACTTTACAAAATATCATAAGTGAAGATTGTGATAAATCAGTAAAATTAGCAAATAATTTTATTACATTATTAAATAAAACAAAAGAACAAACAAAAAACGAAACTACCACTGAATTGTTAAATGGCACACCAAAACCAGTAGGTGGTACTCAAAGTGCTAATCCTGTTGATAAAGTTGCAGAATTAAAAAAAGAGTTAGATGAAGCAATAAAAAACAAGGATATTTTAAAACAAACTCAATTAACTACTCAAATTTTCATGGCAGAACAAGAAAAAAATAAATTAAGTAAATAATGTGTGGCACTCGTTTAGAAAAAAGGGAATAGAAATTTTAAACGAGGTGAAGAAAAATGACAGGTGCTGAAACAGTACAATCATTCGCAGTTCCTAATTATAGTGGACTATTATATAACAAAGCGAATACAAAAACTCCATTTTTAAATATGATTAGTGGTGGAGTAAAATATACAAATTCAGTAGAATTCGTATGTGGACAATTTTATACAAGTGAAGAAGGAGAAATTCCAGAAATTAGTGAAACAGCTTCATTAACTGCTCCAACTGCATCATTTGTTAAGAGAAGTCAAATGAGTAATGTTACTCAAATATTTATGGAATCAGTTGCTATTTCATACGCTAAACAATCAAATATGGCTACATTAAGTGGTGTTAATTTAGCTGGGCAACAAGCAAACCCACAAGATGAGTTATCATTCCAAGTTGCTAGAAAAATGGAAAAATTAAAAAGAAGTATTGAAAAAACATTTATTCAAGGTACTTATAACAAAGCAACAAAAGATACAGAAGTTAATAAAACAAGAGGTATGGTATCTGCTATAAATACAAATACAATTGACGCTAAAAGTGCAAAATTAGATTTATGGTTAGTAAATGAAATCGTTGAAAAAATTTATAATGCAGGTGGAGATATTTCTAACTTAGTATTATTAATGAATTCAACAAACTTACTACAATTACATGGTGATGCTGTTGAGCTAGGTATGCCAATTGGTAAAGAATACACGAGTGCTTATGGTATTCAAGTAAGAGATTTGATTTTACCAGTAGGAACAACAGTAAGATGTGCTTTAGGTGAATTTATTCCAGCAGGTACAGTATTAGTTATTAATCCATCAGTAATTGGACCTGTTGAACAACCAGTTCCAGGTAAAGGTAATTTCTTCTTAGAAGAATTAGCAAAAACAGGAGCAGGAACTAAATATCAATTATTTGGTCAAATTGGATTAGATCATGGACCAGAATGGTTCCACGGAAAAATCACAGGATTATCTACTGAATTTACTAAACCAGTTGGTAAAAAAGTGGTGACTGTAACAGAAACAGCAACAGCTTCAACAACAACTGGAAAATAAAAATATAGCTAAGTAAGGAAGTGTATTTATGAGTCAAGAAGAACAATTAAAGAAAATGCGACTAGAAATCTTGGGTGATGTAACCAACCAGTCAAAAGATGATGTGTTTAAATTAAAGCTAGATGACGCAGAAATTGTAGCTCTAAATACACTTTATCCTTATGATTTAACAAAAACAACAATAGATGCTAAAAATAACAAACGATTAGCAAATTGGCAAACAAGATGTGCTACTGAATTATATAAAGCAATGGAAAGAATTGGATATCAATCTTATAGTGAAAATGGATTGTCAGTTCAATTTTTAACTTCATTATTATCAAGTGATTTATTAGGAGAATTAGTGCCAAAGGCAGGTATTCCTAAATGATACCAATAGTTAATATAGACCCTGAAAAATGGGTTAAAGATGTTTATATAGCAAGTAAAAGTGGTACGCAGTTAGATATTGAAGGTAATGAGATTAATGTATACGATAAGCCAAATAATAAGCCATATAAATTTAATTATCAACCAGTCAATACTGATGCTGATATTGCAGAGTTTGGAGAAAAAGCAAGTGTTATGAAAAAAGCAGTTATTCCTATATCATATCAAGGTCAATTTAAAGAGTTTGATGTGGCTTATCTTGATGGTGCAACACCAGAAGGAGAAGAAAATCATGGAGATAATGCTAACTATAGATTATTACCACCAAGAGATGGTAATTCAGTTATAATTATATATTTTGAAAAACTTACAGGAAAGTAGGTGCAATATGTACAAATTTGTGAATGGTATAGTAGTTTTTGATGAAAAAACAAGAGATGATTACATTAAAGCAGGTTATAAACTTGCAGAGGAAAAAACAAAAGAGGCTAAAGTAGAAAATGAAAACAGTTCTAACGATGGAATTATCAAAAGAAAGCCTAAAACAAGCAAAAAGTTTACTGAATAAGTATTATCAAGCCTACTCAAAAGGTGTTGACAATGCTGTTAAATACGCCACAGAAATGATGTATAACAAGGTGCTAGAACATTGCTATGCTAATGGTATTTCTAATCATACAAGTCAAATACAGTGGCAATATGATGATGATACAAAAACAGGTAGAGTATGGACTAATGATATGGTTATCATTTTTAACGAAATGGGTACAGGTATTGTAGGTTCTAATAATCCGCATCCTAATCCGAATGGGCCTTTTAAAACATGGAAATACGATGTTAATGAGCATGGTGAAAAAGGCTGGAAGTATCCTAAGGAAGATGGCACTTATGGTTGGACTAGAGGTTTACCAAGTAGGCATATGTTCTATAGTGCATTTCAAGATATTAAAAATGAAATAGGAAACATAGTTGACATTGAAATAAGAAAGACAGTAGGTGATTTATATTGATAGTTGAAAATATATTTGAAAATAAAATCTTTCCAGAATTAAAAAAATATGTTGAAGAAAAATCAATATATAAACCAACAGTTACAAAAGCAATGCCACAACAAAGCAAAGTATTTCCTATAGTGCCAGTTAAATTACTACCAGTAACTAATAAATATAACAATTTAAGCTATGGAGAAGAAACTTATACATTTGGTATTGAAATAAATGTTTATTCAATGACAAGTGGAAAAACATCAAAAAGGACTGTTTGTAATGAAGTTACTGAACAAGTAGTTGATTATTTTAAAAATAATTATCATGTGACTATTAAAACAGAATTAGACGCTCTAAACGCTGATTCTAATGTACATAGAAATATTATAAAGATAACTGGAAAATTAGATACAAAATATGGATTAGATAATTTAGTTATCTACCCTGTATAGCGTGAATGTATAGGGACCACGCCGATGGTTATAAATATTCGGTAATGTTGTAGGCTGTCATCTTATACAGCCCAATTCACATACAAATGTAGCGCTTCAAATTGTGAGGGAAATTACAATGTGAGGTGAAAATAATGAACGGAATGATTGATTTAGGGATTGAAGTCAGAGTTAAAGGAACATCTGAAGCAAAATTCCCGAAAGAAAAATTAGTTGCAGTAAAAGGGGCTCCAGCTACTGGACAAGCAGGTGGAACAGTTGAATTAACAACTTCTAGCGACCCAGTTAAAGTATATACACCAGATAGACCTGACACAGGTGATATGGATTTTACTTATAACTATACTTCTGAAAACTATACCGCAGTTAAGACAGTTTGCGACAACACTGCAAAAGATGTTTTAATTAAATATCCGGATGGAACAGGTGCTTTATATACAGGTGTATGTCAAACTTGGAAAAATGAAGTATCAGTAGGTGGTGTAATTGAATGTACATTACATACAGTTCCTAGTACACAAATTGTGGACAAATCAATAGAAGAAGTTATTGCGCTAATAACAGAATAAAAAAAGAAAGTAGGGAAAGACAATGAGAAAATTAAAATTAAAAATCAATGATAAAGATTATACTTTAGAAATGTCCAGAGATAGTATTAAATGGCTTGAGGCAATGGGATTTACAATTGAAGAGTTTGATAAAAAGCCGATTACATTCTATGATTTAATTTGGACAAGTTTATTTTTGGCAAATAATAAGGACGTAAGACAAAATCCAAATTTAGCAATGAAATTAATGGAAACTTATGAAAAAAGTGGTAAGAATCCAACGTACATAGTTAAGTTTGGTGTAGAAGAATATCAAGCTTTTACATCTGCCCTAGCCGATATAGACTCGATGGAGAACGACAAGGATCTAGAGATAATCGATGCATAGATGATGATACGCAGGAAAAAAAAGGCAAACAATATAAGAACTTAACAGATTGGTTTTATGATTTGTTGCCTATGGCGATAACATACGGTATGTCTGTGAAAGAGTTTTGGGAAGAAAACCCAGACCTATTCTGGGCGTACCGTTTTTCTTATTATTCAAAATTAAAAACAGAACAAGAAATTTTTAATAATAATGCTTGGCTACAAGGAGCTTATTTTCATGAGGCAGTAACAGTGGCTTTATGCAATGCTTTTAGTCATCAAAAAGTCAAATATTCTGAAAGACCATACGGCTTTGAAGAAAGGGCAAAAAATATAGAAGACGAAAGAAAAAAACAAATTGAAATGAATGTTGCAGATGTGAAGGCAAGAATAGCTCAAGTAAATGCAATAAGAAAAAGTAGCACTACCAAAAAGGAAACAACCGAAAGGTAGGTGAAAATAATGAATGAACAAACGTTGGAACTTCAAATACAATCAAAAGCTCAAAGTGCATTGTCGAATGTTGATAGTTTAATATCAAAATTAACAAGTTTAGAACGAACTGTTTCTAGCATTGACAGTAAATTGAAAACTGGTTCTGTTAATAATGCTAACTCAAATGTTAATCAGCTAAAAAATACGATTGACAAGACAACATCTAGTACGGATAAACTTGGAAGAGCATTAAAGTCGGTATTTACTTTTACTGGAGTAAAAAGGCTTACAACAACATTATTAGGATGGATGAATGAAGCAATTGACTATACAGAACAATTAAACTTGTTTAATGTAGTATTTGATAATGTTGAAAAAAATGGTGTACAGACATTTTCTAAATTAGGAAAAGAAGCTACTCAATTTCAATACAAACTTAATGAGGCGTTTGGAACAAACAAAACGCAAACATTATACATGCAAGGTATATTCCAATCTATGGGAGAAACTGTTGGAATCGATGATGCCCACTCTGCAATAATGTCTGAAACAATGACTAAATTAACTTATGATTTAGCATCATTATATAACAAAACAGAGACTGCAACAGCAGAGGCAATTAGGGCCGGTGTATATGCTGGTCAAACAAAACCTTTAAGAAATTACGGAATTGATGTAACTCAAATGAGTATGCAACCTATACTTGATTCGCTAGGAATAGATAAACAAGTAAAAGAAATGTCTCAAGCAGAAAAAGAAATACTTAGATACCTAGCAACAATGAAACAAGCGCAAATAGCAATGGGTGACTTAGCGAATACCATAGAATCACCATCAAATCAATTGAAAATATTCAGACAACAATTAATAGAAGCAAAAGTAGCATTATCAAGTCTATTTATTGGTGGTTTATCAGGTATACTTCCATATGCAAATGCAATATTAATGGTAGTAAAAGAAGTATCAAAAGCAATAGCAAGTATGTTTGGTATTAAACTGAAAGACTACAATAGTGGAATAGCGTCAACGAATAAATATTCTGATTCATTAGGTGGAGTTGGCAGTAGCGCTGATAAAGCCGGAAAAAAAGTTAAAGAATTAAAGAGACAAGTATTAGGATTTGATGAGATACACAACATTGACGAAAACAAAAATAGTGGACGTGGTTCAAGTGGCTCAGGAGGAACATCAGGAGGAATAGACCGACGATTATTAGACGCCATTAAAGGTTATGATAATGGCATGGAAAAGGTTAAAATGAAAGCCACTCAGATAAGAGACAAAATAATGGAATGGTTAGGGTTCCATAAAAAAATAAATCCATTAACTGGTGAAGTATATTTTGAATATCAAGGAATTAAAAAAACACTTCAAAATATGTGGAAATCTTTTAAAGGATTATCTACGGAAGGCAAAATTTTAGTAGGACTAGGATTGGTAGCTGGTGCTATTAAATTATGGAACACTGGCAAAAAATTAGTAACTATATTTGGAAATAGTGGATTAGGAAAAGCAATAAAATGTTTAATAACACCTTCTAGAGAATTAATAAATTGGGGAATTCTAGGTGTGAAAACAAATGGAAATTTAATTAGTGGACTAAGAGACGGCATTCAAGCTTGGAGAGCATCAAATGGAATTATTGAGGAGTCTACCGGAAAAGTGAAAGGGTTCTCTGGCGTGATGAATGGTGCAAAGATAGCTGTTCAAGGGTTAATTACTGGAACTGTTGGTCTATATACAGTAAATAAATCTATGCAAAGTTTATCAACTGACGGAGCTAATTTAGCTAACGTTCTTGGACTAGTAACTGGTAGTTTAACTACTATTGCGAGTGGTGTTCAAATCGGAGCTATATTTGGACCGTGGGGAGCCGTTATCGGTGGTGCAACAGGAGCTTTATTAGCTTTAATATCTGCAATGCAAGGTTACCAAACCGAAAGCGACAAAATAATAACAAACAGCCAAAAAGTAATAGACTCCACAGAACAAATAAAAAATCAATATAAAAGTATTGAAGAAACTTACCAGACTGAAAGTGCTATGCAATTATATTATGAAAACTTGCTAAAGGAACTAGACCAATTAGTTGATGCTAATGGCGAAGTAAAAAAAGGCTATGAAGAAAGAGCTGAATTCATAGTTACAACGTTGAATAATGCCTATGGCACAGAAATGAAAATTGTTGATGGCAAAATACAGAATTATGAAAAAGAAAGGGATAGTATTACGAAAATAATATCAGAAAAGCAAAAACAAATTGCTTTAGAAATGGGTGAAGAAAAATATAAAGTAGCGTTGGATAATAAAGTGAAATCATATAAGAATTTGAAATCTGCAAAAGGTGATTTAACTAAAGCTGAAACTGAATATAATACAACGTTAGAAAGAACTGTAAATAGACTAGGCTTATTGTCTGACAAAAAGAAACAACATCTTATTGACACTTATGGAAGCATTGAAGCGGCGGCTAAAGAAGAATTATCACACAATAAGGTTAGTAAAGCATTAGAGAAAGCACAAAAAGCTTATGATGAAGCTTCTGACAGTTATTCTTACAATGTCGAAACAATAATGAATTATCAAGACATATTAACTGCCGATACAGAAAAAGATACTGATAAAATAAGACAAAAATTAAATGAATTAACGGATTCTTACATAGAAGATGGTAAAAGAGTAGGAATTAGTTATACCGAGAGAATTGATGATGCTCAAAAATATTATGATAGATATATAGAAATAGCCAAAAAAAATAATATAGAAATAACTGATGATGTAAAAGCATTCGCAAATGAAAGATATAATGCAGTAATAGGTGAACTTGTAAGTGAAACATCATCTATAGGAAAAAATGGCAAGGTCTCAAGTAGTTTAGCCAAAGCATGGTACACATTAGGAACAACTAACAAAGATAAATTTTTAGAAAATTTTGGCAATTTACCAAAGGAAATTCAACAAAAAGTAGTAGACAAAATGTATGACAAAGGATATAACATATCATCCGAATTACAAAATGGTATAAAACAAATAAATCCAGAAATAAAAATAAAAACTAAAACTGAGAATGCTACTGTGAAAATTGATGCAGATACATCTCAAGCAAAGAAAAAAACTGATTCTTGGCTAAAAGATGTATTAAAGAAAATGGGCGGTGCTTTTGGATTATCCATTGGTGGTGGTTTCAGAGCTAATGGTGGTATATATTCAAATGGTTCTTGGAAGAATATTCCTCAATATGCAAATGGGGGAGCGCCATCTCATGGAACAATGTTTGTGGCTGGTGAATCTGGAGCAGAAATTGTTGGGCATATTAATGGTAAAACAGAAGTTTTAAATCAATCACAGATAGCAAGCGCGATTTATAGCGCCACATTAAGTGCTATGTCGCAGGTTATGAATAGTTATGGTAGTCAGTATAACGAAATAGATGTTCATGTCCATACTGATGAAGGTACAGTTGTTGATAGAATAAATCAGAAAACAAAACAAACTGGTGTATGTCCAATTAATATACCAGTTTGATAAAATTATTATTTACATGTAAATTTATTATTTTCTAATGATTTGATTTCCTTCAAATAATCACAATTATTGTCATTGAGAGAATTATTATTACATTTATATGAAATGTGATAAGTTACAGTCTTATCATCTCTTGTAATGTTGCAGTAATAATCCTTATTTTTACACTCACTACTATATCTTTGTTCTTCCTCAATAGCTTCTGATAAAGTTTCATATTCATATGAACGTTTCCATTCTTTTTCTATAATTTCATCATTATTATACTTTAAAATCCATGTGTAATAATTTGTTCTAGAATCACTTAACTCAGAATCTAACGTGCAATATGTTTTTGATAATTTTGTTTTTTCTTTTCCACACCCACACAAACATAAACAACACACTACTAAAATCAATAACTTTTTCATAAAGTCCTCCTATACCAGAATTATAGCATGTGTAGCACTTTCTTTCAAAGGGAAAATTGAAAGATGGTGAAATAAATGATAAAAGAATTTACCAATAATGGATATAGATATGTATTATCAAGCCCTGTGCTTGTTATATCTAAAGTCAAATTAAATGGAGTAGATATATCTAAATATTTGTCAAATCAATCAAAAGTTGCTTGGTATGATGTTTCAAAAAATAGTGGACGTGATACAACTAATGCTGATGGAACAATGGTACTAAATGTTATTAATACTAAATGGCGACTTGATTTAGTTACAAGACCACTTACAGAAGACGAAGTAGTTGACTTTTATGCCGAAATTATAAAAGCACCAACGTTAGGTGTTGACTTCCTAAACCCATTCACAAAAAAGTGGAAACATATAAATTGTTATCGTGGTGATAGAGCAGCTCAAGCAATGCTACCTTATCAAACACCAAATGGACTTATAGAACTATATAATCCTGCCTCACAAGCAGTAATCGAATTGTAGGTGGATTATGAAAAATATGAATTTTATAAATGAATGTAAAAATAGAGCAAATGGTAATCGTTTAGGAAAAATAATTATAGATGGCATAAAAACACCAATTACTAATTCTAACAATTTACAAAGCTTTGAAATAGATAGTGGTTGTTATGTTGATGGTAATATTATTGGATCTGTGTATGCTAAATGTTTGAAGGCCAATTTTATAGATGACCAAGACAACTTAACTGATAAAAGTATACAAGCCCAAATAGGGGTGAAATACGCCGATTTAAGCAACGAATACATAAATATGGGTAAATATATTATTGAACGCCCAAACAACGAAATAACAGCGAATATGAGTCAAATTACAGCATATGACGGCCTTTATACTAACTTAGATAAAAAATATGTATGTAATATTAACTATTCTAGCGGAAATAAGACAGTATCTGACCTTTATATAGACGTATGCAGTCAATTAGGATTAATACCTGTAACAACAACATTTATCAATAGTACAATTCCTATTACTGCTAATCCATTTACTAATGGTGAAAGCAATAGAACTGTATTACAGACTGTTGCTAAAATAGCATGCTCATTTGTTGATATTGATAATGATACTAATAAAATTGATTTACGCTGGTTAAGTCAAAATCAAGAACCTGATTATATTTTTGATTTAAATGATTATAGTAGTGTTGAAGGTGGAAAGATTATATGCGGGCCTATTAATTGTTTGATTATTAAAAATAGTCAAATTGATGATGAAAACGTAACAATCAAAGACGAAGAAAGTATCAAATTAAATGGTGAACATTCTATAACAATTAGCGAAGATTATGTTTTGTATAATGCAGAGTTGAGGAAACAAGCAATAAATGCAATATGGAACAAAGTAAAAGGGATGAAATATGTAGATTGCAAATTAACTACATATTATGGTAAACCGTTCTTAAAACTTGGGGATAAAATCAGAATTTATACAAATAATACTGAATACTTCGATACTTATGTATTAAAACATAACTTCACATATGATGGAACTTTTGCAAGTATTATTGAAAGTCCTGCATTAACTGGACAAGAAATAAAAACAAAACAAGATATTTCTTTAGGAGAAGCTTTAAGAAATACTCAAGTTGAAGTTAATAAACAAAAAGGTGAAATAAGATCAATAACCACTAAAGTAACTAAGGTTACAAATACAGCAAATGATGCTTTACAAAAAGCTAATGACGGATTAAGTAATGTAAATGTTCAATATTATTTATCAACGTCTAATACAACATTATCTGGTGGCACATGGTCAGATAATGCTCCATCATGGGTTGATGGAAAGTATATGTGGAGTAGAACAAAAGTAACTAATGCTAAAGGTGAAGTAAGTTATGAACCAAGCATTAATGGAACTTGCATTGCTGGAGCAACAGGAGCAACCGGTAAAGATGGTATTAATGGTAAAGATGGAGTAAATGGAAAATCAATTACTATTAAATCTAAAGCAATTGAATATCAAGCAAGTACAAGTGGAACTTCTGCTCCAACTGGAACTTGGACTACAACAATACCAAATGTAAATAAAGGTTCTTATTTGTGGACTAGAACAACTGTTACATACTCTGATGATACAAATACGGTATCATATTCGGTTGCATATAGAGGAACAGATGGAACCGACGGTATAAACGGAACTAATGGTACAAATGGAAAAGATGGAAAAGGAATTACATCAATAACGTATTATTATGCTACAAGTACTTCACAAACAGCTCCGTCTGAGGCAAATGTAACAAGCACAACTATACCAACATTAAATGCTACAAATAAATATTTATGGCAAAAAGAAGTTATTAAATTCAGTGATAACACTAATAAAACTAGTATTTTACTGATTGCTGTATATGGTGATAAAGGTCAAACTGGAGCAACTGGTAAAGGAGTTAAATCTATAGTTGAACAATATTATTTATCGTCATCTAACACAACACAAACAGGTGGCGATTGGAACAATACACAACCTAATTGGGTTAATGGTAAATATATATGGACAAGAAGCCATATTACATGGAGTGATAATACTACAACTGATACAACACCAATATTAGCAAATGGTTTAAATAAAGCCAATAGCACAGCAAATACGGCTAACGGAAATGCAAGTACTGCATTAAATACCGTTAATAATTTAAGTATCGGTGGTAGGAATTTGTTACTAGGAACAGCAACTGCTACAGGAGATGTAAGTTCTGGTAGTGGTTCATTAGTTGAAAATTTAGATTTATTTAATGGAATAACAGGAATTAAAACTAATCTTGCTTGGCAAGAAAGATGTATGAATTTAAAAGCCGTTGCAAAAAGAGGCGGTTTTAATGTTGGCGATTCTTTAGTTGCATCAGTGTACATCAAATCAGATCAGGATGTTAATGTTGATGTATCTTTTCATAGGTCAACTGGAACTGGTAATATATCAGGTTCAACAAAAACATATCAAAATGTAACTATTAATAATAAATGGCGACAGTTTTGGTTTCCTTTTGTAGCGGATGAAGGTTCATTAGAGAGAGTCGATACTAGAATAGAAATAAACAAAGCAACCGGTGATAATTATATTTATTGGTCTGGTTGGAAATTAGAAAAAGGTAATAAACCAACAGATTGGACACCAGCACCAGAAGATATTGATGAGGATATAACAACTGCTCAAAATACAGCTAATAAAGCAAATAGTACAGCAACAAATGCTATTTCTATGGCCGATTCGGCTAAAAAAGATGTTCAAAATACAAATGAAAATTTAATGAATAATTATTATACCATTTCTCAAACTAATGAACTTGTTCAAACTGCTGAGGATGGGTTAGTTAATGCTTATACTACGACTGGTGGAGCTAATATTTTTGTTAACACTGGATTGTGGTTCGCAAACGATAATAACGATCAAAATGTTAATCCTTATGAAGATTGGAAAGGTAAAGCTTTAAGAAAGTCAAATGATGAAGCTTCTAATGGTAATTCAATACTTTTACAAAATGGTACTTTTGAACAAGAACAAGAGGTACCTAATGGCAATTATTCTATTAGTTTTATGTATAAAAAATTAATAAGCCAATCTGTAGCAAGTGTTGTTATAAATGGAAAAGAATATCAACTTGATAGTACAACATTAAAAGAGTTCTATACAGGTGAAAAAAATGAGAAAAATGAATATATAACAGAACCAATAGTAGTAACAGCAGGTCATTTAAAGATACAATTCAAATGTAACACTAATGGTGGAGTAGAAATATATGATCTAATGGCTAATAAAGGAAGCATTAAATTAGCATATTCTCAAAACCAAAATGAAACAACTACTGAAACAGTTAAGATTTCAAAAGGTATAACTATTACTTCCACAAATATGGAAACTATATTTAAAGCTAACGCAAACGGAATAAGAATATTGTCTTTGCAAAATGAAAAAATAGCTTACTTTACTGATAAGGGTTTAAGTACAAAAGAATTGACTGTTGAGAATAAAGCTCAGATGTGTAGCACCTTAATTTCTGAAGTTGGAGACCAGACATGGTTTACGAGAATGTGAGGTGGAGTAAATGAATGGAACAGAATTTGCACGAATAAGTGGTAAGTATTCGACAGCATTTATAGGAACTTACGAACGCACAGGGCAAAATATTGCTGGAGATTATTCAACATTTACAATAAGAGTATATGGTTACTACGGTGGTGGAACAAAAACAAGTTCTAGTTATGGAACTGTATGGATTTCAGGAACTCAATACTCAATAGGTGGTTATACATTAACTCCTGGTTATAAATTATTAGCTAGTAAAGATATTACTGTATCTCATAATGGAGATGGCTCTTTTCCTTATACAACAGTTGCATTTGCAATCAATTCATACCATGCTAATGGTGAAACTTCTGGAGCAATATCAGCTCCAACAATACCAAGACAAGCAAATGTAACAGGGTATAATGATTTTAACGATGAACAAAATCCAACAATAACTTATAACAATCCAGGCGGATTTAGAATAAATGCAAGACTAGAATTTGCTGGAACTAATATTAAAAGAGATAATATTTCAAATACAGGAAGTTATACATTCAATCTAACTGACGCTGAAAGAAAACTATTAAGACAAAAATGTACTGGTAGTTCAATGACAGTTAGAGGTGTAATAGCTACTTGTATAGGTGGAACAACAGAAAATTATTGGAGTTATTGGGATAGAACAATGACTATTGTCAATGGGAACCCTACATTTGATAATTTTAATTTTGTTGATTCAAATACGAAAACTGTAGCATTAACAGGAAATAATACTTCGATAGTAAAAGGTTATTCGAATGTGAAAGTAACGATACCAACAAGTATGAAAGCGACAGCCAAAAAAGAAGCTAGCTTAAGTAAATATAGGGTTTCTATTGGAACTGCCATTCCTGTTGATATTACATATAGTTCAGATAAAGACGTGAATGGGACTGTCAACAATGCTGATTCGTCTACGATAAATGTTTATGCAATAGATAGTCGTAATAATTCTAAATTAGTAAGTAAACAAGCCACTAATTTTATATCATATAGTAATATTGAAAAAGGAAACATAGATGTAGTAAGAACAAATGGAGTATCAGAGGATGTAACTCTTAAAATAAATGGTACATTTAATAAAGTGAACTTTGGTAAAATAACGAATTCAATTAAATCAGCTCAATATAGATATAGAATTAAAGGAACTAATACATGGTCATCATATAATAATTTAACTTTGACCATTAAAGATAATAATTTTTCATATAATGGGCTTATAAAAGGTGATACAAAAACATTAGGATTTAATGTTGAACACTCTTATGAAGTAGAAGTATTGGTAAAAGATGAACTTTCAGAAGCAACATTTACAGATACATTTGGAAGTGGCACTCCAAATATTGCACTTGCAAAAAATGGTGTAGGAATAATGGGTAAATATAATGAAAGTGTTGGTGGAGATTTGCAAATAAGAGGTAAAAATCCATTTAAACGGCAAGTGGCTACAGCCTATTTATTAAATGCAGCAAATAATATAAAAAATGCTTATATTCCATTAGATAAAATAATTTCAAACACTGATAAATTAACTTTATCAGGTAACGGAATAAAAATTGGAAAAGGAATATCAAAAGTTTTAGTTAGTGGTAATGTATTTTTGGCAGCTAGTGCAAATAATAGTTACTTATGGACAGCAATAAGAAAGATAACATCTAATGGTTATTCGGATGGCGGTATTGCAATAGATAACTACAATACTTATTTTGCTTCAACTTGTCACGCACCACATATTCTCGAAGTTGTTGAAGGGGATTTAATTAAAATATTTAAAATAGATGATGCTAATGGGACAATAAGAAATGGTGCAAATACATACTTAACTGTAGAAGTTATAGAGTAGGAGATGTAAAATGACGCAAGAAAAAATAATCGAATTATATGGAACAATTGAGTTTTATAACAAAGTAAGGGCAGAACAATATTTACAAGACACTGACTACATTGCTAACAAAATAATTGAATATCAATTTTTGGGTAAAGAACTTGATAAAGATTACACTGAAACCCTAAAAAAACGAGAAGAAGCACGAGAGGTTATAAGAAATTATGAAAAATAAAGGTGTAAAAAATGATTAGTACAATTTTAAAAATAGGCGGTTTAATTGGAGCTTTAGGTTCAATATTTGGCGTGATGATAGCTTGTTATAAGACAATTAGAAAAATAGATACTAAATTTGAAAATATAGATAAATCGTTAAAAGAAAATCAATTGAGCAATTTAAGACTTGTTATAGTAAACAAAGATATGCCACTTGATGAAAGAGTGTCAGCAGGAGAAAAGTACGTTAAATTAGGTGGAAATGGGTCTGTACATGCTATGGTGGATGTCTTAACAGAAGAATATAAAAAAGAACTCGGAGGTAAATAATATGGAATTAATACAAGATAATTTAATACAAATATTAGCTACTATAATTACTGCGGTAGCATCCTTTATAGGAATGTCAATTAAGAAAGCTTATACAAAGTATGTTGATACTAAAACTAAGAAAGAGATAGTTGATTCAACAGTTAAGTATATTGAACAAATTTATAAAGGTGTAATGATATCTAATGAGGACAAGCTATCTAAAGCAAAAGAAAAAGCCCTAGAATGGCTTAATTCTAAAGGTTTAAAGATAAGTGATACAGAGTTAGATATTCTTATTGAAAGTGCCGTAAATGGGCTAAAAAAGACGAACGAGGTGAAATAATATGAAAAAGTTAGGAATTGATATATCAAAACATCAGGGAGATATTAACTTAGCTGATTTAAAAGATAAAGTAGAATTTGTGATAATCAGAGCTGGTTATTCAAATAGCATTGATCCTAAGTTTGAAAGGAACTATAACTTATGTAAAGAGTTAGGCATTCCAGTAGGAACTTATTGGTATTCATATGCTTTAAATGTAGATGCTGCTGAAAAGGAAGCTAATACATTCTTAAATGTGTTAAAAGGAAAACAATTTGAATATCCAGTTTACTTGGATATGGAAGATGCTGATGGTTGGAAAAAGAGACACGGCTATAATTTTGATAATTCAAAAGCTATAAGTGAGGCTTTCTGTTCAATCGTTGAGGGTGCAGGATATTATACTGGTATCTATGCTTCTAAATCGTGGTTTGATACATATTTAAAAGGTTTAGATAGATATAATAAATGGATAGCTCATTGGTCTAACGTAAGTTATGAAGATAAATCAGGTGTAGGAATGCATCAATATACTTCTAAATTAAAGTTAAACGGTTATTCAGGAAACTTAGACGGAGATTACGCTCATACTGACTTTCCTACAATAATTAAAAGTGGTGGATTAAATGGTTATGGTAAAGGAACAGAAACTAAAACATCAAATTCAGAACCAAAGCCAGCAGAATCAAGTAAATCACAAACGAGTTCTGAAACTATTTATATAGTTAAGAAAGGTGATACATTAAGTGGCATAGCCAGTAAGTATGGTACAACATATCAAGTATTAGCTTCATATAATGGTATCAGTAATCCGAACTTGATAGGAGTTGGACAAGTTATTAAAATACCAAATGGAACGATGTCACATATAACTAATACTTCGTCAAGAACTTATATAGTAAAATCTGGAGATAATCTAAGTAGTATAGCCAAGAAATATGGAACTACTTATCAAAAAATAGCTAAGGATAACAATATCAGCAATCCTAATAAAATATATCCAGGTCAAAAGTTAATAATTAAATAA